TTACAGCTGTGCCAACTTCTGTGACACCCCTCCCCCGATACGCATTGCCCGTTGCCGGGTTATAGGGTCGACATAGTCGAGGTACATCTCGGTCACCTTCACTGACGAGTGGCCGAGGATGAGCTGCAGATCGTAGATGCTCCCGTCGTCGCGAAGGTAGTTCACCGCGAATAGGTGCCTCAGGTCGTGCAGGCGGAACGACAGTGGTTCCAAGCCCTTATCAGCTTTTTGGGCCGCTGCGTTGATCCTGTTCCGGATTTGGATATGGCGGGACGCCACGTTTCGGAACGGCTGGCCATCGTCGTGCCAGAAAACGTTCTGGGATTTGATGTGGCGAGGTATGCCACCCAGTATGACACCGGCCTGATGGCTCAAGGGAACCACCCGCGCGCGGCGGCCCTTCGTCCTGGTGAGGGTGATACTGGACCCATCAGCGGCGATCTGCGGGCGAGTAAGGCCGACCGCTTCAGCTTCCCGCATGCCGGTGGTGGCGAGAAAGCGAATCAGGGCGGCCCACATTGGCTTCACGTTGGCGCAGTACCGCTCGATCTCGGCCGCGGTCGGCAAGGTGATGGGCTCCCGCCGCTCTTTGATGTGCGACCGATCCCAGGTCCGGGCCGGGTTGTCGTCGCGCCAACCCCAGCCGACGCAGGCATGCAGAACGCTCGACAGAGCCGTCAGATCGCGACGCAGGGTCGCGTTCGTCGCGGCCCGACGCTGCTTCGACCAGGTCACAATCTCGCCGATCGTCTTATGGGCGATTCGCTCGACCGGCAGTTCCTCCAGAGGCACGCGCTTGCCGGCCGTCGAATCGGTAACGACGGCCGCAGCGATCTGGCCTATGGAGACGGCATAGCGCTGCGCCGTCGTGTCGTCGACGTTGTCGGGCAGGTACTCCTTCAGCCATTTGCCCACCGCCTCGGGCCAGGAGTGGAGGTGGCCGCGCAGCTCCGCTAAGCGACGGTCGCGGCGGGAGACCGCTTCCGCTTGATCCTTTGTTCGTAGACTTTCTCGTATTGGCTGGCCGTCGATCTTGACCCTGAGGTACCAAGTCCCGTCGACTTGGTATAGGTTCCGGTCGTCGGCAGCCGTTGGCTGCTTAGACATGTCGTAGCATCCTCACGAAGTTTAACCCAACGCCGCACCTCAGACTCGACGAAGGTCCAGGCACCCCCTTCGACGAGTTGTGCGGCACTGGGGATTTTGCCCTGTTTGGCGAGCAACTGCACAGAGCGTTTGGATAGGCCGGTGATGGCGGCTACGCGATCGGCGCGGATACGCTCGGCCCCAGGGTTGTTCATCTACACCCCCGCCAGCGGCTGTAGGTTCTCCCACGGCGCCGCGGCCAAGCGCACGGGGCCGCAATCGTGGGCGTTACGCATCGCCGGCACTCCCGCCACCATCATCGCCCTTTTCCGGATCGTCTTCGCTCTTCCCACCTTCCTCCGGCGGCTTCCTGAACAGGTCGCGCTGCCGCGGCGGAAGGCGCATGCCTGGCACGATGGGAAGGTTCATCTCGACCCAAAGCTGCCTCCCGGCTTCCTTGCCCCAGAGATGCATGCCAGTGCGGACGGCGCCGAGGCGCTGATGGAAGGGCTGGCCAGACGGAGAGGAATCGAGGACCTTCCCCTCCATGTGCGCGCGGACCACGCTGTTGCACCACGCGTGGAACTTGTGGCTGAGGTACTTGGCATAGGCCATGCCGATCTGCCAGTGCGCCCAGGTTGCGCCACCACCGACGCCACGGCCACCTCCGCCTTTGCGCGTTTCGATGCCGGATTTCCCGGCAACGAAAGCTGCTTCGATATGTGCGACAAATTCCTTTGTGCTTTCGAGAGCGCGCCAATCGCCAGGCGCTCGTCCGTCCGGCGAGCCTGCTGCCTTCCACATGTCGGTCATGTTCAGCATTTCGTCGCGATTCCGGATCACGACGTCGTTGTAGGGCGGCAAGCCGTTCCCATTCTTCATCGTCCAGTTCCTATGCATTCGAATGTTGAATTGAGGAATTCAGGTGGCGCATGGGCGGTCAGGCATCCGCCACCTCCCGAGCCTCCAGCTTGTCGATATTCGAGCGGTGGACGGCGAAGGTCAGGGCGACCACCCAGGGGTTGGCGGCCCATGCGTCGGTGCTGTGAAGGCTGGTCCAGAGCCGGGCGAACACATCGCGCTCATCCTCGATGCTCGACCCCTCCGGCATTCCGATGTTCCCAGCATCCTCCCGCCACTGGAGCCATTCGTCCGTGATGGCGCCCTCGGCATAGACATCCTCGCGGGTGATGTCCTGCAACCGCTCGACCCGCACCTGCTCGACCACCAGAGTGATCCGGCTGGCCCAGCGGGGCATGTGGATGGAGGGGCACCAGCGCATCGAGCCGTCGTTGTTGTGGCTCCGCGACGGGAACCAGGACGGCGCGGGGCCAGAGCGGAGCGGCGACGGACCGCACGCCTGATACTCGACCTGATGCGTGGCGGCATCTCCGATCCCGCCTTCGTAGCTCACTCGGGCGTTCTCCCGCACCCACAGCCGATCCCCCGGCTGCACCTTGGCGAGCGGGGAGGAGGCGAGACGGCGCGTCTGCGTCTTCCTGCCGTCGAGGAGCGCCCGAACCATCGGCGCGCTGAAGATGATCGGGACGTCACGCATCGGTGGCCTCGATTCGCTCGGCGCCGTCCCGGACGCTCGCCGCGCCCAACTCGAACGCCTCGATCAGTGCCCGGACCTGCCGGATGGCGTCTTCCAGGTGCATGCGGCGGTGTGGGCGATCCTCCAGCACGGCCAGCAGCTCGCAGGGAGCGAGGCCGCCGCGTTCGGCCAGCCGTTCGAGAATCTGACCGTGGTTGCGGTCGGCCCGATCCTTGTGGGGCGCGACAAGGCTCCAGGGGATCGAGCGGGGCGCATCCGCCGGCGGACGGGTCGGGTAGAGGATGGGGAAGGTGCGGTCAGCCATGGGACGGCTCCTTCGTCTCGACCGGCGCGGGAGCGTTGGCAAGCGAGGGGAGGTCACCGGATCCAGCCGCCGCCAACTGCTCGACGACCTCCGGGCCCGTCCACCGCGGCGCGTTGTCGGGGTGGGTCAGGCCGTGGCTCTCCAAGACGATCCGGATCGCCATGATGGATTCCAGCGGCGGCTGCCCGCTGTAGTCGGTGAAGCTCCAGTCCCACATGTTCTTGACCGCGGTCGCGGCGCGCCAGGGAGCTTCCGGATCCGGGGCGCCACCCAGCGACACGCCGGTCGGCAGGTGGGTCAGCACATGCCGCTCGGTGTCCTGGTCGTGGTGGACCCCGAAGAAGCCGCGGGCCTTGCCGCTGACGGTGATCCACCCCTTCGAGGTGATGATGCGGTACTCGGCGTCGGTCCAGGTGCGATGGCCGATGGCGTCCGAGTTTAGGGGCTTGGTGTTCATGGCGAACTCCTTACGCCTTGGGGGCGCCGATCAGGGCGCGCGGGCGCGAGCCGGAGGGGAGGTTGCCCGTCGAGATGCCGGATCGGTCACGGGCAGCCGCCAGCAGGTCGCGCCGCCGTTGCGGGGTGATCTGGCCGGCGGCGAAGGCCCGGTCGATCCTGTTGCGCAGGGCCTGGAAGGCATCGATGCGCTGATAGAGCAGGGACGCGGGCGGGAGAGGGCTGTGGGCCATGGCCGGTCACTCCGCCGCGATCTGGCTGCTGGTGTCGACGGCAAGCGCGATGGTCAGCGGCTGGACCCAGATCGGGTCGCTGCTGAGCATGAAGCTCTCGCCAGACCAGGCGAGCAGAAGCGTGCGACCCATCACCGACGCCATGGCCGCGGCGGCATCGGGCGGGACCATGTTGCCGATGTGCTCACGCCAAGCCGCATCGCTGCCGCCGGCCAGCGTCAGGCAGGGGTTGTCGAGATCCACGAGGCTCTGGAGCGCTGCCAGTTCCAGCGTCGTGAACGGGCGGTGCCACGTCCCGTCGGTGGCCTGGATGACCGCAACCATCTTCTGGTCTGGAGCGGGCAGGCCGCTGACCGGCTCGCCAGCGACTTCTCGCGGGTCCGCAACGGACCAACGGCCGTTGTTGTTCTTCGGGTGGCCCGTCACGGCTCCGCTGGTTTCATCCCATCCCAGCACGCCGTAATGCCCGCCCGTCGTATAGGCCTCCTTCCCATCCCGGAAGCAGTCGGGCCGGGGATCGGCGACCGAGAAGGCCCCGTTCGGCGGCAGGGACTCGCCCGCCACGGCACCGGCGGCCTCGTCCCAGGTCCGCACCCCCAGCGCTCCGTTCCGGCGGTCGGTCGAGCAGCGCGGGTCCGCCACCGACAGGGCGCCCGACGTGAAGCCGTGGGAGGACGATGCGCTCCCGGTGATGGTCGACGACGGGTCGCCGTACGGGATCACCCGGAGCTTGCTGGTGTGGGCGTTCGGGTTCCACTGGCACCGTGGGTCGGCAACGGAAAAAGCCCCCTGGCCGGTGGTGCTGGCCGCGATCACAGTCCCGGCGTGTTCATCGAAGCTGGTCACCCGATACTTGCTGGTGTGGCTCCCAACGGGCGCGCGGGGGTCGGCGACGCAACCGGCGCTTCCTGAGACGTGGCTGGCCCCGGTGACCGTCCGCGCCGGATCATCCCATCGCACAATGTGGAAGATGTTGGTGTGAGTCCGGGCCTCGCTGTAGCCGGTGCGCGGATCAGCGACCGAATGCGGCCCCTGCCCAGGCGACTTCACGTTGATGATGGCGCCGGTCGGCTGGTCCCAGGTGCGGACGCCGTATTGGCCGTACTGGTCGGCGCCTTCGGGATGCCGTGGGTCCGCCACGCTGAAGGCTCCCGCCCCGGGGCGTGCATTGCCGGTGACAGTGCCGGACGGGCGCGCCCAATCCTGCACCCCGAGATAGCCGGTGCCTTCACGGGTGCTGGTGGCGCGCGGATCGGCCACGCTGAACCGTCCGGTGGTCGGGCCGGCGTTCCCCGTGATGGTCGGCGCCGTCCCGTCCCAGGGCAGCACACCGAGGATGTCGTCCCGCCAGCGGCCGGCGGGCACGATCCCATAGTCGGCCAGCACGCCGTCTTCGACGCGCAGCCGGTTCAGCGACCGCCAGTCGGACCCGGCCTCCACGAAGGCCAGCCGCACCCACGTCTTCCAGTGCAGGGACGGCACGCGATGCATCGGCCCGGCCAGCGGATCGCCGGGCAAGGGCAGGCGCTCCAGCACCTCCCCGACGCCGCGCAGGCGACGCTTCGGCGGTTCGTAGAGGAATGGCGGCACCTTCGCCATGTGGCGGGCCACCATGAGGAACCGCTTGCGGCTCTGCGCCAGCCCCCCGATTTCGCCGCAGTCATGGGCGGTCTCGGCGACGGCATAGCCGTAGCGGTGCAGCATCTTGATGATCTTGTCGAGCAGCCCGCGGCTCCGCTGGGCGATGCGGGGCACGTTCTCGAACAGGATCAGTTCGTTCGGATCGTCGCCCCAAGCTTCCAGCGTCAGGAAGACGGCCCGCAGCGCCAGCTCGTTGAGCGCCACGTACTTGGGCGCCTGCGCCGTCTTGGTGGAGATGAGGCCGCTGTTCCCCTTGCAGGGGGTGGACATGAAGACGATGTGCGGGCGCTCGTAGCCGGCGGCGCGGCGGAAATCCTCCGCTGTTGCCGGGCGCCAGTCTGCCGGCGGTTCCTTCCCGTGAAAGGCGATGTATTGGCGCCGGTCGAACAGGTCCAGCACCGTGCCCTTCACGCCGGTCACCTTTTCCAGCGAGGCCGTGGCGATGGGATCGACGTCGACCGAGCCCACGCAGCGGAAGACGGCTTCCATGTTGCCGACGCGGGCGGAGCCCCGGTTGAAGCCCTTCACGCCGCCGCCGATGCCGCCGCAGACGTGGAAATGGCGGACTTCCCTATATTCGGTCAGCATCGTCACGCCCCCGGCGCAGCGCGGTTGTCCACCGCCGTGCGCTCGTCTTCAGGCGCCGTCATGTGCGCGGCATGCAGGACGCCCGTGGCCTTCAGCCGGTCGTAGGCGTCCAGATCGTGCGCCACCGCGACATAAGGCAGGGTGGCCGGGCGCGGCTGCTGGCCAGCCTTCCGCGCCAGATCATGGGCGTGCTCGTCGGGGTGCTTCTCGAACGTCGGCGGCAGGTCGACCAACTCGGCCGGCACATAGGCCTGCGCCGTCTCGTCCCAGCGCTTCAGCTGGTACTGCACGATGGTGGGGAAGGCGACGCGGCCGTCGGCGGTGACCTGCTCCAGTACCGTGGCCTCACCGGGCGGCGGGGCCATGGTGGCGCAGGCGCGGAGGTGGCGGTTGGCGTGCCGCTGCGGCTGCGTCGGCGGGAATGAACTTTCGATCAGCCGCCCGGTCCTGGTAATGCCGGTGCGGTGGGTCAGTTCGTCCATCATCATCGGCACCTTCAGTCCTGGGCGTGGTTGGGAGCGGGCTCGATCCATTCACCGCCGACTTCGGCGAAATCCGGATCGTCGCCGTCGATCACCGTCGGCTCGGGAGCGGGCAGGGCCGGGCGGACCTCTTCCGGCAGGTTCCAGCGGTCGCTGGCCCAGGCCCTGGCGCATTCCTCGGTGCAGGGCCGATAGCCGAAGAGGGCTTGGCCCGCGTAGAACTCGGTCAGGATCGGGGTATCGGTCCCCGGACCGAACACGTCGATCCGGAGCATCTTGGTGCCGAAGCGCTCGACCTCGCGGGCCAGCCCGTAGCGGGTCCGGTGGCCGAGCAGCTCGACCTTCGCCCATTCGGCGGCCGGGGCGGCGGTCGCGGGAGTGCTAGGGGTGGTTTCCATCATGCGGCCTCCTGCTGGGCGGCCTTCACCTCGGCCAGCGGTCGCGCGATGCCGCCGTCGATCCAGTAGGACCGGCCCATACCCGCGGCCTGCAGGTCCGGCACGAGGTCGGGCTTGCCGAAGGTCATGCACACCACGGCGGAGACGTCGGCGGCGCGCAGCATCTGGATCAGCCCGCCGCGCCCCAGGTGGTCCAGCACGTCGGCGGCGTCGATGATGACCAACCGGTGCCCTTCCATCTGGGCCAGGGCGACCTGCAGGACGGCGCGCACGCGGAATTGGTCGCTGGAGAGCTGGGGGCCGAGACCGGACAGCAGCGGGTAGGCCCGTCCGCCATAGGTGACGGACAGATCCGGCTCGATCCGGACCGGCTGCCAGCCGGCGGCAGCGCACAGCTCGGCCAGCGGGCCGCCATTGAAGGTGTCCAGCACCTTCAGCAGCTTCGTCTTGCGCAGGCCTTCCGGCGAAAGCAGGGTCTGCACCATCGCGTTCACGGCCAGCTGCTTGGATAGCTCATGGGCTTCCAGATTCGCCTTCAGCGCGGCGTGCCGCCGCTGGGCCATGGCCAGCCGATCGCGCGCGGCCTGGACATCGGCGGCGCTGCCAGTGCCTCCCTTGGCCTTCAATGCAGCCAGCCGCTGGGAAGCGTCGTGGGCTGCCTGATGCGCCCGCTGGGCATCCGCCGCGGTCTGGTTGGCGGCGTCGAGCCGATTCTTAGCGTGCGAGGCGTTGCCGGCTGCGATGTTGATGGCCGTCTGGCGCTTCTTCAGCTCGGCATCGGACAGCGTGGCGGCCTGGACCAGTTCCATGGTCGGGCCGTGCCCGTTCACCTGCAGAGCCGCCTTGCAGCAGGGGCAGGCGAGGGCGTCCGGCTGCTGTGCCGGGGGCAGATCGTCCAGTTCCCGCTTGGCGGACTTGTAGGCGGCCTCGGCCTGCGACGCGACGACCTCCGCGTCCATCGACGCCTTGTGCAGGGACTCGATGTCAACACAGGCGGCGGTGAGGCGGTCGATCTCAGATTGATCCACCGCGGCGCCGGCGATGGCCTTCTCCAGATCAAGCTGGGCCTCGCCGACCACCGACGACAGATCGTCCAGTTCGGCCTCTGTCAGATCGGCGGTCCAGTCCTTCGGGAGCCAGCCCTTGGCCTTCTCCGACCCATACTTCTCGCCGGTCACGCCCTCCCACCGGCCCTTGAACCGGGCGCCCTTGTCCTTCACATCGGCGGCCTTGCCGTCCCAGCCGATCGCCTCGATGTCGGCCCAGACCTTCTCGACCACCGGAGCCGGAATCCCGGCATCGGTGAAGGCCTGCAGCAGGTCGTCCTTGTCCGGCGCGGTATGGAGCGCCCTGGCGAGGAAGGTGGCGCGATCCTTCGGCGCCATGTCCACCAGATGCTCCAGCCCGGCGGCGTGGGCGTTGATGGCCTGCGGCGTGCCGTCGGTGATGAACTCGCACTTCGGCCAGGAGGCCGTGGCCTTGCCGGACTCGGACTGCACCACCGCATAGGCCGTGGAGCAGCCGGCGCGGACCAGCTTCCCGCCATCCTTCTTCAGCAGCCCGCCGAGCTGGACGGTGCCGGTCAGCGCGGCGGCGAGACCCTTGGCGATGCTGGACTTGCCCTGGCTGTTGCGGCCGGCGACCAGCGTAATGCCTTCGATCTCCAGGTCGGCACGCTCGACCACCTGGAAGTCCCGGATATTGGCTTTCATGGACGTCTCCCGGATCAGGTGGCGGCGAACAGGCTGGCGGCGTCCGAGGGCGGAGCGGCCTTGCTCGGCGCCGGTTGGCCCTCCGACACGGTTTCCGCCGTCCGGGCGTCGACCTGCTGCATGGGCATGGCCGGTTCCGGCTTGTGTTCGAGCTGCGGCTGTCCGGTTTCCGCTTCACCGGATTCTTCCAAAGGGTCCGGCGCATCCTCGCTGTCCATGACCGTGTCGAGGACGTTGTATTCGGTGCCCTCCAGCACCTGGGAAAGGCCCTGCGTCTCGCCGCGTTCGGCGCGCCCTTCCAGCGCCGCGGCGGCGGCCAGCTCGACGGACATCGGGAGGTACTTGCAGAGGCGACGGATGACGGTCTTGCGCGCCATCTCCTCCCAGTTAGTGATCCAGGGATTCTTGTCGCTGTTGAAGCGCTTGGCGGTCTTGTAGCCCTGCGATTCGTCGCGGATCGCGTTGACCTGTTCGAGGGACATCCATTCGAACTGGTAGCCGCCGCCCTTCAGCTTGGCGACGGCGTAGACGCCGAGCGGAGCGCCGGGCTTGCCGTTGAGGTTCGGCTTGTGGGTGATGCTGTCGGCGGTTCCGTACTCGACGCTGAAATCATCGCCCTTGTAGGCGACGCGAGCGGCAATGGTCTCGATCTCACCGGAGCGGCGGGCAAGCTCCACCAACCCCTTGTAGCCGATGACGACTTGGACCTCGTAGACCTCGATCTTGATCAGTGCGTTACGCTCGTCACGCACCTTCTTGGTGGTTTTGAACGGGATCAGGTAGATGTGCCCCTGCGGCGTGTTCGGCTCAAGGCCGAGCTGCGCGCAGGAGATGACGGCGCCGAACAGGGACTCGATGGTGCATTCCATCAGCTTCGGCGTGGTGCGCAGCGCACGAAGCGCGATCTTCAGCATCCGGTCCGGCGTCATGTGCGTCGGCAGAACGGCCTTGATCGCGTCCTTGTTGGCCTCGAAGAAGGCGGCGACGGTTCCCCCGCCCGCCTGCCGGGCGACGAGCCGCCCGGCCTTTCGAATATCTTCGGGTGAGCGGGGGGCCGCGATCTGCGGCGGCTTGCCCGCGCTCTCGGTGGCGACGGTGGCCATGGGAATCACTCCTCGCTCATATGCTCACGGCAAAAGGACGTCCCATGGGCTGGACACCACTTGGCCGAGCAGAGCTTGCTGTTGGGATTGGCGGGGAAAGCCCAGGCGTCGCCGGGCAGAACGCCCACGCTGGGGTTGCCCAGGCGGAACGACTTCAAGTCGTCCTCAATGTGACGAAGCACGGCGATGGCCGCGGTCTCGGCGGCGGCCAGGTCGTGCTTGATGATCAGCGCGTCCGGCTGCGGCTTCTTCAGCGGCGCGCGCTGAATGAAGTCCTCGCAGGCCTCGGTCACGTCAATTCCGTTGGATCGCGCCAGCAGGCTGTAGCTGCCGAGCTGCGGCTTATGGTTGGAGCGGGCCTTGCCGGTCTTCAGATCGCGCACCCGGCCCGGCTCGCGGGCGATCACGTCGCTCTGGCCGGACAGGATGATGTCGGCGGTGACCTGCGCCTCCAGCCGCTCCTCGACGATCAGCGGCTGGACGTCGGGCGCGATCTGGGCGCGGTAGACCCGTACCATCCGTTCGGCCTGCTGCTCGGCTTCGTTCAGCGCCGGCGTCTCGCGGTCATAGCCGATGCCCTTCGCCGCGGTGGTGCGCAGGCTGTCGATGGCAGCGTCGGTGGCGGTGGAGACCGGCGGCAGGCCGCCCGTCTTGGCCTTCTCCAGCAGGATCACGGCGGCGCCGGCGTGAACCGCGGTGCCGACTGCGGCGCCGATACCGTTTGGGAGTTCACGCAGCTCGTAGCCGGCGGCCAGCACCTCGCGGCGGAACAGCTTGGCGGCGCTGCGGCGGGGGCAATCCGGATAGCCGGACAGAGAGGAGGAGCGGACAATGGTCGGTTCGAAGGGGGTGGTCATGGGGCCTCGGAGGGCTGGGCCGCACGCGGGTACAGCGCCTGATTGGCGCAGGCCATCCGCTTGCGGTTGTTAGTGGGAGAGCGCAGGAACAGCGTGTCGCCCTTGATCCGTTCGAGGACCCAGGTCATGCCCAGCCCGGCGCCCTTCAGGCGGATGGGCTGGCCGACCAGGGCGGGCAGCGCGTCAGCCGGGATCGGCTTCAGATGCGCCTCCTCCGCCTGCAGCTTCTTCCACCAGTCGCGAACGGTCAGGGGCGTGGCGCGCCGGGCGATGCCGTAGAAGGCGCGCAACGTTTCGATGTCGGTGATCTTGCCGATGCGGCAAGCGTCCCGGCTCATGCCGAGATGCGCGGCGACGTAGGCATAGGCCCGATTGCGGGCGGCATCCTGGATGCGCTTGAAGGCGGCCACGCGGGCGGCGCCGGTCTCGGCGACAGGGTAATAGTGCGGCGCCGTCTGCCACAGCCGGTCGAACACCTGATGCGTCATCCGGCGGGCGCGGCGCAGCTCGGCCGCGACGGGGGCGCCTTGGGGCGTGCCGTCCGGGTGCGCGCTCATCAGCCCGCCGCAGCCGGCGGCCCGGCGGTCGCAGAGGTAGACGAACGGGTTCGGCGTCTTGAAGGTGCTGGGGGTGGGCTGCAGCCGCATCGGCGCGCCGCAGTCCGGGCACTTCAGGGCGGGCATGGTGGGGAGCGTCACGGCCATGGTTCAGCCCACCGGATCGAGCATGCTGGCGAGCTGGCGCAGCCGGTACGCCTTGTGATCGTGGAACGAGGCGGTGGAGTGCGCCGCGCGTATCAGCAGATGGAGGCCGCCAACGGTGGCCGGCATCATCTCGGCAGCAGGGGAAGATCCGTAGGTGAAGGCGGCGGTGATCTGCAGGCGCTCTTGCGCCTCCTGCAGAAAGGAATTCTGTTCGCGCGGTATCAGGCAGCCGAACAGCTTGCCTTCCCGGTCGGCGGCTCGCCGGGCGATCAGGTCCAGAAGGTCCACCGACACGCTGGGTCCGCCGTAGGCCAGAAGGGCGCAAGGCGGCGATTCATGAAGGATTTCGACCGCGGGCATCCGAATGGGCTCATCCTCGGGAGGCGAGGCGGGACGGTCGCCCATCGCCTCGGCGATCAGCGCGTCCACCTCGGGCCGGGCCAGGATGTCGACCAGCAGCTGGGCGAGGCGGTTGTGTCCGTCCGGGTGGTCGCAGTTCAGGCCGGTGATCAGCAGGGAGGCGCCGTTGCGCCGGATCAGCGCGGCGTCGAACTGCGCGTCGGCGGGCTCGATGGTGTAGGTGGAGGGCATGGTCATTCACCCTTCGCGGAAGGGATTGGGGAAGGTTCGACCGTGCGGGCGCTACGCTCCATCAGCAGGTCGGTCGCGGCATCGATCTGGGCCATGCTGGTCCACCAGCTGGCCGTCGGAATCGAAAGCCCTCGCTTGTTGACGGGCTCCGTCTCGTCAATGAGTGCCTGTGCTTCGCCGATTGCCTTGCAGAGTTCCGCGTCGCTGCAATCCCGCAGCTCGCGCCGCATTTCGAGGTAGGCGTTGCAGTAGATGCCGGAGGAGGAAGTGAGGCGCTTGGCCATCATCTGTTCCCCTTCCGAAGAATCCACCCGACGCGGTTACCCGGCGCAAAGCGTCCGTGGGCAGCGGCGTAGGCGAGCTTGAGCCGGTCGCGCGCCTCAATCGGCAGCTTCGGCTTGCGGGCGAAGTGGGTGCAGGCCTGCTCCAGCGGGGCGGTCAGCAGATCCGGGTCGGCATTCCGCTTTGCGGCGGCGAACGGATTGGAGGAGGTGCGCCCGGTCATGACCGCACCGCCGGCAGAGCGTCGTGCAGCACGCCGTCGAGGAGGCGGCCGGCGGCTTTCTTGCCGACGCGCTCCATCAGCGCGTCGCCGCGCCGGAGGTGTCCATCGTTCTCGCCCGCCGGCTTGACGATCTGCACGCGGCCGGCGCGCATGTCGCCGCCCAGGTCACCACCGGGGACGGGCTGGGTCGGCGCCCACTCCCCCCACTGCTTCATCATGTATGGGATGCCGTGGGTGGCGCAGAAGTCGCGGGCGGCGCGGTGCCAGTCGGGATGCGAGGCGCGCGCGCCCGGCCCGCTCTCCCCGCCACTGATGAGCCAGGACAGGAACTCCCACCCGGCCCAATCGACCAGCGACAGCGCCGGTTCGTAGCTGACGAAGGTGCGCCAGCCGGCCGCGGCGATCACAGCCATGTGCGGCCGGCGCTCGTCCGCGCGCGGCTGGTCTTCGGCGGTCGTGCCGATCAGGACGTTTGGGACCGGGAGTCCAGACTTGCAGCCACCGAACGGATTGGCGTCCCACAGGTTAATCTCATCCATGCCGACGCGGCGACCGATGCTCATTACCGCGCGGTCGATGCTGGCCTCTCTCGCGCGAGCGGCGTTGTTGAGATACGCCGCCGCCCGCTCCGGACGCTTCGTCAGCACCTGAAACGTGTGCTGCGGGCACAGCGCCATCACGGCGAACAGACGGTCCAGGAACTCGAACGGCACGGCGTCATGGAACACATCGCCCATGCTGGTCAGGAACCACTTCGTAGGCTTGCGCTTCTTCAGCGGGGCCAAGAGGTCGAACTCAGACAGGGTGACCTTTCCGGTCCACTTGCCCTTGCTGCCGACGCGGGTTGCCAGCCCGGCATACTTGGGCTGCCCCATGCCTTCCAGCCGGGCGGCCATGGTCGCGGCGTAGCAGTTGGCGCAGCCCGGCGACACGGCATGGCAGCCGACGACGGGCGTCCAGGTGGCATCTGTCCATTCGATTTTGGAAGTTTCACCCATGGTCCTGCTCCATGGCTCCCGGCTTGCGGCCGGAGGTTTCAGCTTCAGCGTCCTGCTCGGCCATCCGGCGCCAGCACGCCTCCTGCTCCCGCGCCCTGACGTGCTGCTCGTGCTGGAAGTGCAGCTCCTTCCGCGCCTCAGTCAGCGTGTACGAGCGACCGAGTTCGGGGTCGACGTAGGGCGAGGATTTCGGGTAGGCGCGCAGCAGCTTGCAGACGATGGCCATGTGCAGGGCCGTGTTGCGGAACCGCTCGGCCCGCTCCGCCCAGCGATTGGCCGCCGTCGTCGGGTCGGTGGTGAAGCTGCGGCGCTCCAGCGCCTTCACGCGCCCGCGGGTGTGGGCCATGTCGTCGGCGGCTTCGGCCTCGTCGATCGGGTCCATGACTGGTCACCCCGCCTGCAGGCCCAGCGCGATCGCCGCGCGCCGCTGGAGCAGCGGGTCGGCGATGCGCAGCGCGTCGGACACACCGTCGAAATAGCCGGGCTCGTCAACCTGGGTGAGGTTGTGCTGCGTCGTGTAATGCCAGAGCGTGAAGCCGTTGGCGTAGACCAGGACGCTGAGGTCTTTCGGGGCGTAAGCCATGGGGAAAGCTCCTGAATTCGGCTGGCGACAGCAGGCGGATTCCCCTGCTCTCGGCAACCGGCGGGGCGGTGGATGGGACCGCCCCGCTGGTCCTGCGAATCGCACTCACACGAATGGAAAAATCTCTTCGTCTGGTGCTGCGCCGGTTCCCGCCCGGCGCGGGCGCTGTGGCTATAAGGACATCTTGACCTCCCTGCTGGCGGTGGGGGCGAGAGAGCCGGCTTCCATCTCCGCGCCGACGCCGGCCACATGCCCACCTCGGTCCTGCGCGATCCGCAGTTTTCCCGGCGGGCTGACTCGCCGCGGCTCTCTCTAACGCCTCAACCCCCACCCAGCGGTCAGGCCGGGTAAGGGGGCGAGTGGCCCTTGCGCTGACATTTTCGGACCGTCTTGAAGGGCGAAGTCATCCAGTCCTGACCCCTTAAGCCCGCTGGGATCATCCATGCGGGCTGGAGCGCGCCGGGGCGCGGGTATGGATGGCGGTCACGCCTTCTTCTTCGCCTGGACGTGCCCCTTGAACTCCCGCTTCCGGCTGCGGTGGGCCTGATAGCGCGGGTCGATCCGGGACTTGCGGCGGGCGCGGATGGCTTGGCGGCAGGTGGACATGGGCGGTGGCCTTCTGATGGAGGGGGTCAGGCGGTGATGCGGCCGATGACGAAGCCAATCAGGCCGCCGCCGACCACCAACGGAATGACAAGGACCCGCGAGATCATTTCGGGGCTCCACCCTCGGTCGAGCATCCAGTCGATCAGCTTGTTCATGCTCAGCTCGGTAGTCGGTGGAGGGTCCCGGGGAGCGCCCGCAGGGACGGGAAGGGCGCTCCCCGGTGCGCCGGGTTGAGGGGGCTCAGACCCCGGCGGTCTCGTCGGTCGCCCACCAGCCGGGGAAGGCCCGGCACAGGGCGGCCAGAAGGTCGCGTTCCTGTCTGCTGATGAAGCCCATCGCTCAGGCCGCCGGCTGCTCGGCGCCGGACTTGCCGACGGCCTTGACCAGCTCGAACATGCGCTTGCGGACCGTGGCGTCGGGGATGCGGTAGTAGGCGCGCACCAGCTCCAGCGTCTCGCGCTTCGCCATCGGGTCCGGCTCGAAGGAACCGATGTCCTGGCCGCTGGTGTCCGCGTCGTCCTCGACCTTCGCCGTGGCCACGTCCGCCGGCATGTCGTCGAAGAAGAAGGACACCGGCACGTCCAGGGCGTGGGAGAGCATGAACAGGCGGCTGGCGCTGATGCGGTTGGCGCCGCGCTCGTACTTCTGCACTTGCTGGAAAGTCAGGCTGATCATCTCCCCCAGCTTCTCCTGGCTCAGGCCCAGCAGGGTCCGGCGCAACCGGACGCGGGCGCCGACGTGAACGTCGATCGGGTGACCTTCGGCGGCCTTCGGACGGCCGGCGCCGCGGGTGGAGGACGGGGCCGCTTCGGTGGCGATGCGGTTGGACGAGACGGCGTTCATGAGCAGGCTCCTGTGGTGCTGGTGGTTGAAAAGGAAGAGGCGAGGGGACGCGCTACGCGGCGCTGCGGCTGCTGGCCGCCGGGCAGGCGAGGGCCATCGACTGCTTGAAGAGCCAAGCGCGCGCGTCTTGAGCGGTGCTGAAGAACTGGCCGTCCGCATCGATCCGCAGCTTGGTGGCGGTGTCGGGCGTGACGGGGAGGCGCACCGACCGTTGCTTTCCGGCGGCGTCCTCGATGAAAGCCAGCATCGTGCTGGCCTCTTCGGGGTGCGGCTGGATCACCAGGGAAGCGGCGCCCATGCAACGGGTCAGGCGGCTGGCGGCGCAGTGGTCGGTGGAGGACATGCGGTTTCCCTCATCAGGACCGCCGCCGGGCTACCCCGTTCGGTCGGTTGTGAGGGCAGTATTTTCCCGAATTGAGAAAACGTCAATGCTTATTTTCTTGAAATGGGTAAATTTTTTAGCGGGAGTTTTCCTGACGGCGTGGGGATTGGTTTCGCCGGTTCGGGAAAAAGAAAGCCCGCGCAAGGCGTAGGCCTGCGCGGGCATGCAATTTGGAACGGCGTTGGAAAGCTGCTACGGCTTCTTATGGCCCCGGCCGCGTGAGGGCGGTTGGGTGCGCGCCTCGGCCGCGATCTTCCACTTCTCGTCCAGGGTGGGGAGCGATCCTGAGGGGATGCATGCTTTGACGCCGTAGTAGACGTAATCCGACGTGATCCCAAGCGGGATCAATGGGGCGAGCGCTTCCGGTGCCACCAGCTTAACGCCCCGGGCATAGGCCGAGTAAACGCTACGCGCGACGCCCATCAGCTCGCACATCTGGGTTGGTGTCCGCTCCAGCAGCAATCGAACGGCTTCAAGCCGGATGCCCGCCTCGTACTTAAACGCCTCGAAATCCTCGACCATGGCTGCCCCCTGTGGATCGCGCGCTTTAGCGCTTTGATTTTTCCGTTTTAGCAAAATTACCCTGAACCGTCAATGCGGGCATTGCGTCCTTGACATTTTCCCGAAACGAGAAAACAATCGGCTTAATTGTGCCCCTCTGCGGTAATCCAAAATGACTGAGTGTGCGAAAGAGGACCGGAAGCGGCGTGTTCATCTGGTCGCCCCTGGTGAGGTCGTCATTCACCTCGTGGATGTGCACGAGCGCGTGAAGAAGGGGACCCCCGCATCCGTGATCGCTGCGGAAATTGGCGTCGCGAACAGCGTGCTTTCGCGGCGGCTTGGCGATGCCGGCTTCAGCAATCCCCACAACCGCGGGCGCCCCCGAGCCGAACGGCGAGCCTGACAGCATTCCTCTTCCCGCCCTTCTCCTCCCTGTGGGCGGGCGACCTGGGCGGGGCCGGCGCTGTAGCGCTGCCCCGCCTCCTTCTTCCCGAAGGACGCGTCCCATGAAAACCTTCACTCCCACCGAGATTGCGACGATCAGGCACCACGCCGACAAGGGCGTGAAGGTCAAGACCTTGGCCGAATGGTACGGCGCGACGGTATGGGAGATCCGCGGCGCGCTCGCCGTGGCACAGACAGCGCCGTCCGGGGCGCCCGAGGCTGAGACCAGCCGAAATGCCGGAACCGCAGCCGCTTTCGAAGAAGCGACGGGGCAGCCTCTTTCCATAGTCGGGAAAGGGCTCGATGAAGTGCCGCCGCTGCGGGAGGTCGGTGAGGCCGTTGGTGCGGTCAATCCGGTGAATCTGCAAGGCCAATCGAGCCGCCCCACCCCCACCGATTCCCTGGGCATCCAGCCGCAGGGCGACCATGGCCGTGAACCGGCCAGCCAGCAGAAGGAAGAGAAGCATGTCGAAGGCCGAGACGCCGGAGTTCAAGAAGGGGCAGCGCGTCACGTTCCAGATCGTCAGCCCGAAGGGGCTGTCGCAGGAGGTGTTGAAGGGCACGGTGAGCGACCCGGATTCCGGCCGCGGGCGCATGAAAGTGAAGGACGACGCCGGCGACGAGTTCAGCCCGTTCCGGAAGCACGTTCGGGCAGCCTGACCAGCGGGAAGGGAGGGGACACCGATGTCGAAGAAGCCGCTGCCGCTGCACCGCCCCTCCTTCCCACCGAAGCGCCCGCTGGACAGCTTCAGCCCGCGGACGCGGACGGACGTGGCGTTGGACCGGCTGTCGCAGCCGTGCCCGCTCGTCCCCCGCGTGTTCGCCGCGAACGGGTTCCTGCGGGACCGGCTGCACTTCCTTCTGGGCATCCAGCCGCAGGACGAGATGTCGGATGCGGCTGTGGATGCGACGGTGCGGCTGAACGGCCGGCGCGCAAGCTGAGGACTGGCCTCGCCGCTGACATCGACCCGGATCGCCTGCGCGCCCTGCTGATCGACCAGGGCAAGACCTATGAAGAGGCCGCTGCAGCGCTGGGCACCACCCGCAATGTGGTGGCTGGCCGTGCGCAGCGCCTGGGCATCACAAAGGGCACCGGCGTCGGCGGCCACAAGAGCCGCATCACGCACGGGCGCAAGCTCGGCCAGAAGCCGCTCGCCGAACGGAAGCTCGACCCGAAGGAGCCGCACGGCTGCCGCTGGATCGACGGCGAGCCCGGCGAGCCCGGAAAGAGCTGGTCCTACTGCCAGGCCAAGCCGCACCAACCGGGCTCGTCCTGGTGCGCGCAGCACCATGCCCGCGTCTACGGACACACCAAGTCCGACACCCACCTGGAAGGCATTCGCGTCTCCGCGCCCGGCCTCGGCCGTGGCGGAATGAAGGTCGGGTGACGTGATCCGCATTCCCTTCGCTCCAACCCCAACCGCCATCGTCCAGCAGGTCGCCGTGCAGGCGCCGCTGGGCGCTGTCGTGCTTCTGCTGGGGCGACCTGTTCGCATCGTTCGCCGCATCGCCTGCATGAAGGGCGAACTGATGATCATCGAGGAGACGGCCGCGATCGGGCGCGCGCTGCCCGGTCAGTACGGCCTCTGGCCGGCTGAGGTCGTCGATGAGGCGTGGGCCATGCAGGCAGCCCGCCTCCGTTCCCCCACCCTCTGAACCGGAGCCCACCCATGGCACGCAAGGCCAAGGACAACCCCACCAACATGGCGGACGAAGACGTCGCCGATCAGCTCCGACAAGCGTCGAGCGATCTGGTCGACGCGCAGGAGGCCTTGGAAGCCGCCCGCGCGCCGATCAAGGAAGCCAAGGGCCTGATCAAGGCCACCGGCATCGACTTCGATATCTTCCGGCTCTGCCACGGCATCCGTCACCTGGACGATGATGCCCAGCGGCAGAAGCGCATCAAGAAGCTCCACGTCGCCATGCACGCGCTGCTGGGCGATGTGGTGAAGCTCGACCTGTTCGGCTTCACCACCAGCATCAAGCCGGCGGTGAAGAAGGCCCTGCAGCAGGCCAGCGACGATCTGGCCAAGGCCGAACCTCCGGCCCCGCCGCCCGAGATGGACGATGCGGACGAGAGCGATTCGTCTGATGCGCCGGCGACCGAGGCTCCGCCCCAGACGCCCGACGACGAGCCGGCTTCGGAAGACCCGCCCCCGCTGGTCGCCGCGGAGGACATGCCCGAAGGCGCGGGCTTCGCCTTCAACAACGGCAAAACGGCCGGCAAGCAGGGTCACGGTCCCGACGCCAACCCGCACGACGCCGAGACGCCGGAGCACGGGCTGTGGGAGCGGGGCCGGGTGGCCGGTGCCGCCTGGGCGTCGCGGTTCTTCGCTGGCGAGGGCCTGGAGACCGGCGACCATGCGGTGATGTGCCAGGACGAGGGCGGCATTGTCGTCTTCCGCCATGCCGACGCGGAACTGGTCGCCCGCTGCACCGATGCGCTCAACGCCGCACAGGCCGCCGCGGACGAGATGCTGTCCCCGGCGCAGATCCGTGACGTGGTGCACCCCTGCCTTGCCGATCCGGAGGGCAACTTCGGCGTGGTGTTCGAGGGCAAGTTCGCGCCGGATGCGGAAGAGCAGGCGCCCGCCGCCCCGGCCGCCGAGAAGGTCAAGTTCACCGGCAGCGCGAAGCAGCAGCGTATCGAAGCCTACTTCTTCGGCTACGACGGCGCCGCCGCGGGCACGCCGCTGGAGGTGCTGACCAAGGGGCGCCGCGGCGAGCCGAAGGCGAAGATCGAAGCCGGCTATCGCGACCAGCAGGCCGGAGCCGAGCCGAAGCACGAGCGTCCGGCGGCGAAGGCTCCGGTGGAGGAGCAGACCGCCAGCGAGGAGACGGAAGCCGCCACGGGCACCGAAGGGCAGGGCGAGGCGGACGCCGTCGAGCCGAACTTCGATGACCAGGGCGTGACCGACGCGGAGAACGGCGGCTCCGAACCGGCCGATGAGCCGGGCGAGGCCGACCAGCAGGGCGACGATGAAGCCGGGCAGGCCGAGGCCGAGCTGGAAGCCTGGGCCCCCGAGCAGGGGCGCGTCGGCGTTCAGCAGGACGGCGCCACAGGCCAGTGGGTGCTGTTCGACCTGAAGGAGCATCAGCCGCTTGTCGACGCGCCGGGTCCGAACTCCGGCGAGACCTGGGCGAACCAGATCAACGGCTACTTCGCCGACCGCCTGGGCGACGTGCCGCGCGCCGAACTGATCACCGCGGCGAAGACGCTGGCGATGGGCCGCCTGCTGTCGGCTGCTCGCCCGGCGCCGACCGACTCCAACATGTTCGCGGCGGTCTGATCCGATGGCAGCCCCGCAACAGAAATGGGTCTGGGGCGAACTCTTGGCCCGGTTCGTCATCCCCGGCGAACCGGCCGCCAAGGGGAACAGCCGTGAGATCGTCCAGTTTGGCGATCGGGCCGCGCTGCGCAAGGGCGACAAGGCGCTCGCCTTCGAATCGACCGCCGGCCTGCATGTCCCGAAGTGGGAGGAGCCCTACGATGGGGACGTGGCCGTTTCCCTGCGCATCTACTACGCCAGCCGCCGGCCCGATCTGGACGGGAGCCTCGTTTACGACGCCCTGCAGAACCGCACGACCTGGATCGGGAAGGGCGAGGAGCGCAAGGCCCGCGTCGAGAAGCGGCTGATCGTCAACGACCGCCAGATTCGGCTGAAGCACGAAGAGGGGTTCGTCGATCCAGCCCGCCCGCGGGTGGAGGTCGCCGTCTACAAGGCGACGCTGGTGCTGGCAGGTGCCGCATGAAGCTCCGTCCCTACCAGCAAAAGAACGCGGACGAGATCCTGGCGTGCTTGGCGCGCGACGTCCGCGGCACCCTCTATGTCCTCCCAACGGCCGGCGGCAAAACGGCGGTCGTGGTGCGCGGCGTCATCCGTGAGGTCGTCAACCTCGGCTGGCCCGTCGTCTTCCTCGTCCACCGCCGCGAGCTTCTGCACCAGTCCGTCCGCACCCTGGCCCGCGTAGGCATCCAGGCTTCGGTGGTTGATCAAGACCATGATCCGGACCCCCTCGCGCTGGTCCACGTCTGCTCCATCGACACGCTGAAGGCCCGCAAGAAGCGGCTGGCCGGCTGGCTGCGCACGATCCGACTCGTCGTCATCGACGAGGCCCACCACACGGTGGCGCCCGGCTGGCAGGCCCTGCTGGAGGAGATGATCAACGCGCAGCGCGTCGGCGTCTCCGCCACCCCCTTCCGCGGCGACGGCAAGCCGCTGGGCGCCCTGTTCGATGAAGTGGTGCGCGGCCCGAACGTGGCCGAACTGACTCCGGAGTGGCTGTGTCCGGCGGAAGTCTGGGCGCCTTGGACTCCTGACCTGTCGTCGGTGACGATCAGCCGGGGCGACTATGTCGCTGCCGACCTTGACCGCGTGATGAACAACGATGCGATCACCCAACTTGCGGTCAAACAGTACGCCGCCCGAATGCTTGGCGAACCGGCCATCGCTTTTTGCGTCTCCGTCGATCACGCCCGGCACGTCGCCCGGCAGTTCAAAGCCATCGGCGGCTGGAACGCGATTTCGGTCGATGGCGACATGGACCCGGATGAACGTGACGCGGCGATCAGCGGCCTTGCCAATGGCCGCTATCAGGTCCTGACCTCCTGCGAGATCGTCAGCGAGGGCACCGATGTCCCGGTGGTTGCCGGGGCGATCCTCCTCCGCCCGACCAAGAGCGTCCTGAAGTACATGCAGCAGGTCGGGCGCGTGCTCCGCATCTGCCACGGCAAAACCCGCGCCTGCATCATCGACATCGCCGGCAACGTCGAACTCCACGGCCTGCCCGAGGCCGATCGGGTGTGGACGCTGGAAAGCGGGCTGGTTCCGCAGGTCCACCGCACGATCCGGTGCCCGAAGTGCCACCGCCGCTTCGCCCCCGGCCCGTTTTGCCCGAGCTGCCGCCACGAGTTCCGCTATTGGGATCGGCCCGCCGTGCCGCTGCTGTCCACCCTGGCCGACAGCATGATCCGCACCATGCTGGTGGCGGATTTGGAGCGCATCGCCACCAACGAAATGGACCTTCGCCGCATCGCGCGGGTGCGGGGCTTCAATCCCGGGTGGGTGCATCACGCAACCCAGCGCATGCGCGAACGGCAGAACGACCGGAGGCGCGCATGACCACGGCCGCCGACATCAAGGCCGCCCTGCGCCGCGCCTACGCGGCCCCGGCCTACGCCATCCTGTTCGAGGTCGCCAGCTCGACCGGTGCCAACAGCCGGCGCTATGCCGACGCGGTGGCCATGTCGCTCTGGCCCAGCCACGGCATGCACGTCACCGGCTTCGAGATCAAGGTCTACCGGGGCGACTGGCGCCGGGAACTGGCTGATCCGACCAAGGCCGAGAGCATCGCCGCCTATTGCGACTATTGGTACGTCGTCACGCCCGAGAAAGGCGTCATCGCCGATGCTGAGGAACTGCCCACCGCCTGGGGCTGGAAGGTGCTCGGCGCCGACGGCGTAATCCACACCAAGAAGCAGGCCCAGCTCACTGAGGCCAAGCCGCTCGACCGGCTGTTCGTCGCCGCCATGCTGCGCAACGCCCACAAGACCGACGATGCGCAGATCGAGGCCGAGGTCAAGAAGCGCCTCGGGCCGCTGGTGGAGCATGAGGTGGACTGCCAGACCAGGCAGTACCGGCACCTGAAGGAGTTCCGGGACAAGCTGTCCGGCCTGCTGGGTGAGGACGAGGCGCGCTATTTCTGCGACACCGAACTGCTGGCCGCCGTCGCTGCGGTTCACAAGTCCGGCCTCATGAAGTCCTGGGGCGGCCTCTCCACCGTGCTGTCCGCCTCGGAATCCGTGCGCGACGCCATCGAGCAACTGCGCGGCGTCCTGATCGAAAACGGGTTCCGCGATCCGGAGCCGAAGAAGACTGGCAGGAGGCGCGGATGACGGTGAGCATCATTACCGGGGACTGCCGAGAGCGGCTCCGCGAACTGCCGGATGACTCCGTGCAGTGCTGTGTCAGCAGCCCGCCGTATTTCGGACTGCGCGACTATGGCGTGGATGGGCAGATCGGGCTTGAAGAGACACCCGAAGCCTTCGTGGCTGAATTGGTGGCGGTGTTCCGTGAGGTACGCCGCGTCCTGCGGCCAGACGGCACGCTATGGCTCAACCTGGGTGACAGCTACGCCAACGACGGCAAGTTCGGCGGCGCGACTGGAGGGAAGCACAGCAAGTGGCTCCACGGTGGCGAAACGCGGATTGGCCGGGAGAAGCGGCGCACGGGCCTGAAGCCGAAGGATCTCATTGGCATCCCGTGGCGTGTGGCCTTCGCCCTCCAGGCGGACGGCTGGTATCTGCGCCAGGATATCGTTTGGGCTAAGCCCAACCCCATGCCGGAGAGCGTGACGGATCGCTGCACGAAGGCGCACGAATACCTGTTCCTGCTGTCAAAGACCGACCGCTACTTCTTCGACGCTAAGGCCATTGCCGAGCCGGTTTCGGGTGACCCAGAGTCCTCCCGCAATCGCTGGGATGCGAAGGATTATGCTGTCCCCGGCCAGAAGCCGCAGAAGCGAGTCAGCCGCAGCGGCAATAAGGCGCGGAAGCCGGGCTTAGCACGCGGCTGCCCAAACGGAACCGGTCAAAATGTTTGTGGCTCCGTTCCATGGGAAGGATCGACGCGCAACAAGCGCTCCGTCTGGTCGGTGGCCACCAGTCCATTCCCGGATGCGCATTTCGCGACCTTCCCGCCGGCCTTGATCGAGCCATGCGTCCTGGCCGGCAGCAGGCCGGGCGACACTGTGCTGGACCCCTTCGGTGGGGCAGGCACCACCGGGCTTGTGGCCGACCGGCTCGGGCGTGACGCGGTGCTGATCGAACTGAACCCGGAATACGCCGCGCTCACCCGCCGGCGGATCGCGTCCGACGCCGGCCTGTTCGCCGACATCACGAATCATCAATCGCACCAGCCGGAAACGGCGGAGTGAACCCCATGCAAGATCCCAAGCTCGAACTCACCAACTCCAGCCTGATAACCAGTCGCGTCGTCCTCCACGACGTGCCCGGCCAGCCGCTTGCGGTCGCTCTGCACGATGCCGATGATCAGTCCCTCAAGTTTGAACTGGAGCCGCTCGACGCCCTGGCGTTCGCGGTGGACCTGATCACCTCGGCCCGGCGCCGGCTGGCGGGAGGTGGGCTGTGAGCCGCGCCCAAGCAACCCTCTTCGACGGCGCCCGCCTTCACAAGGACGATGCCGTCGAACTGACCATCCAGAGCCTGATCGCCCACGCCTACACCCACGATCATTGGGGGCTGGCATGGAGCGGCGGGAAGGACAGCACGGCCATCCTGACGCTGCTGGTCCACCTGATCGACACGGGCAAGATCCGTCGCCCGAAGACGCTGACCGTCTTCTACGCGGATACCCGCCAGGAACTGCCGCCGCTGGCCATCGCCGCGCAGCGCATTATGGACCAGCTCCGGGCACGCGGGATCGCGGTGCAGGTGGTGACCGCGCCGCTCGACAAGCGGTTCCTGGTCTACATCCTGGGCCGGGGCGTGCCGCCGCCGAACAACAACACGCTCCGCTGGTGCACGCGCCAGATCAAGGTGGACCCGATGACCGCGGCCATCGAGCAGCAGCTCGCGGCCATTGACGGCACCTTCCTGATGATCACCGGCGTCCGCATGGGCGAGTCCGCCGCCCGCGACCAGCGGATCGCGCTGAGCTGCGGCAAGGACGGTGGGGAGTGCGGACAGGGCTGGTATCAGCAGGTGCTGCCCAACGCCAAAGGCATCCGGGGCCGCATCGCCACGCTGGCTCCCTTGCTGCACTGGCGGGTCTGCCACGTCTGGGAGTGGCTGATGTTCGACGCCCACGCCGCCGGCTGGGCCACGGCCGACATCGCGGACGCCTATGGCGGAGACGAGGCGGAGGAGATCAACGCCCGGACCGGCTGTGTCGGCTGCCCGCTGGCCCAGAGGGAGAAGGCGCTGGAGTCCATCCTGAAGGCGCCGAAGTGGGCCTATCTCGCGCCGTTGCAGGGGCTGAAGCCGCTTTACCGTGAGCTTCGCGAACCGCGCCATCGGCTGAAGAAGACCGGTCTGAACGCGGACGGCTCGCTGGCCCGCGCCAAGAACCGGCAGCGCATGGGACCGCTGACCTTCGAAGCCCGCCTGATGGGGCTCGATCGGGTTCTGGGTATCCAAGCCGCCTGCAACGTCGAAGCGGCTCGGCTCGGCAGGCCGATTATCGACCTGCTGAACGCGGAGGAGGAAGCCCGCATCCGCGAGCTGGTCGCCGCTGAGACTTGGCCGAACGGCTGGGAAGGCGACGAGCCGACCGGCGACGTTCCCCTCGACATGATCTACGGCGACGGCTCCGTGCAGCCGCTGCTGGTGAGGTGAGCCATGACCGCGCTGACCCGCAACATCTCCATCCGCGCACTGGCCCGTGACGACGTGCCGGAGGTGATCGACCTCCTCCAGTCCTGCCACCGCCGGCCGGACGGCACAGTGCCCCCGCGCTACTGCGAATCGGCCCTACGCAGGATGCTCTACGACGCCACCGCGGCCATCTGCCCGCACGGCTCCAATGTGCTGGTGGCGTTGGTCGACGGCGACATCGTCGGCGTGGTGGCCTACCGCTCCGCCTTCATCTCAGCGCTGGGCTGGGAGATCGCCTATTGGGGCACGTCGCCCCGTCACCAGGGGCACGGGGTTGGTGGGCGCCTCCTCGATGCGGCGCTCACGCAGATCCGTCACGGCGCCGCACCTGATCACTTCGTGCTGGTCCGCACCGCCCATCCAGCCGCCTTCGCGCGGCGTGGGTTCCACCCGCTGCCCGAAGATGCGGCCCTGATGCGGGCGCAGGTCCGGGGATTGCGACTGGCCGCGCTGGAGAGTGCGTGATGCCGGGGCGCCGCTACTTCCCGTGCCCTCGCTGGACGGCTGGCCAAAAGCGCCGCGCCGAGCGGGATCACCTCGCCGGCAAGGTCGAAGCCGTCACGGCGCCGACCATCGGGCGGAGCGTCGCCGCGGTGCGGACGAAGATTGCCCGCATGGGCTTGCCCAAGGCGCCGGCCGACAGCCGCCAAGGCTTGCTGATCGCCGACGGCGGCCCGGCCAGCCCCTCGACCTCAACCCCTGAGAGGCGGTCATGAACACGCCTTCGCAGCCTCATCCTCTTGTACCATCGGACGTCGACCTGCGGGACTTCCCGCACACGCCCTTGTTCCGGCATGCGCTGTTCAGCTCGACCTTCCACGCCCATGCCACCGCCGAGGAATGGCGGGCCGGGGTCACGCTCTGGCTGAAGTCCTGGGATCAGGTGCCGGCGGGGACCCTGCCTGCAAACGACGTCGACCTCTGCCGCCTCGCTGAACTTGGCCGCGATATGCGGACGTGGCTGGAGGTGCGGGAGATGGCGCTGCACGGGTGGTTTCTGTGTTCCGACGGTCGCCTTCACCACCGCATAGTGGCTGAGGGAGTCTTGCACGCGTGGAAAAGGAAGCTGGAGCAGCGGTGGAAAACCGTGTGCTCCAGCATCCGCAAAGCGAACCAGCGGGCCGAAAAGCGTGGCCTGCCGAAGCAAGATCTGCCGACCTTCGAAGAGTTCTTGGCCCAGCGGGATGCCGATTCCCGCGCTCGCGCTCAACATCAGCCCGATCATGCCGTTGATCTGGCTGATGCTGCCGTGCCGTCGGCGGATGAGGTGGACGAGCTGCATCAGGACGAGGCCGAAGACGACGGCCGGGACGAACCGTTGAGCCCTGAGGACAAGGGGGCGCCCCCGACCAAGCCGAAAGCGGAGCACGTCCGCATCGGCGAGAAGGTCGCCAAGGTTATGGGCGTTGACAACGATCCGAACTGGTTCGGCGACTTCGGCCTGATCATCGCTTGGCTGAAGCAGGGGGCCGACGAGGGCCTGATCATAAACGAGGTGACGCGGATCATGGCCGGCTGGAGGGGGCAAGGGCCGCCGGGGTCGCTTGTCTACTTTGACAAACCAATTGTCCGGGCCATTGCCACCCGCAACCGAACGCTCCCCGAGATATCCGATGTCCAACGATCTGGTTCCGACCGCCGCCGCCAATCTCACAACCGATTTGAGGCCATCGTTGAGCGGGACCTTGCGGGAGGCTCTGGCTGACCAGCAGGACGGTGCGATGGTCGATGGGGTGTGGGTGATGCGCCTTACCGACTGGAAGCCACCCGCGGTCATCCCCCTGGAGACGCAGCAGCAGGCCGTTGCCGCTGTGGCGTGGCTCCGCGACCGGTCAGCGCCGGTGCCTGTGCATGTCGCCGAGCGGTGGGTTGCCCACCTCGCGAAGCGCATGGCTGGGGAAATGCCGTCTGAGACGAAGCTGGCCACCGCCGTGACGGACATCGTCGAGGAGGGCTATCCGGCGGCCATGTTCCAAGACCTGGAGATGCTCCGCCGCGTCGCCCGCCAGTTCAAATGGTTCCCCGGCTGGGCCGAACTCGCCCCGGCGCTGGATGCCGAACGCGACCGTCTGCGGCAGACCTTCGAGCGGCTGGCCGTGATCGCCCGCGGGGGAGACGTGCGCCGCCGGCCTGGCAATCAGAACCGTCGGCAGCAGGATGACAGCCCGGCAGGCCCGCGCTCCATGAGCGAAAGCACGGAACGGCTCATGGAGGAGTTCTGGGCAAAGAATGGCGGGCGCCCGGTGCGTCGGAAACCGGACGAAACCTTCACCAACGAGCAAGACGACACCCACGTGGGGAACGCGCGATGAGCAAGAAGAAGACCAAAGCCCGCGTGCGCGATGCCCAGGCTGCCGCTCCAACTGGCCTGTCGGTCCCAGCGTTTTGGACCGCCGCCCCGGACCGACTGTCGAAGAACCTGAATGTGCCCGGCGTCTACACGTTCCGCGGCCCAGTTGACGGGCGCGAGACCGTTCGCCATTTCCGCGTCTCGCAGGTCGCTGGCGGTCTGCTGCTGACGGATGCGACCGAAGCGGTGGCGCTGGAGCTGGTCGAGCAGGCCCGCCAGAAGGTGGACGCGTCTGCAGCCGCTGAACGCGCCCGCGTCGCCCTTATCGGCGCCCGAAGCCCGAACGAGATCCGCGCCGCCCGAGGTGACGTGGTGGCTGAGCAGACCATGAAAGCCGGTGTGACCCGCGGCCGGGCGCTGACCTCGCTCGGCACCCTCCAGCAGCGCCACCTGCTGACCATGCGCCAGTTCGAGGCGGGCGACCGGCTGGCGCAGGACGTCAAGACGGTGGCTGGGGCGCGGGAGGCGCGGGATGATGCGGCGCCGGAATACTCTCCAATCGGCGGCAGGGCATGGGAGGATTTCGCCGTCGCCGCGGGCCGGAACCTGGAGCTGGTCAAGCGGGCGTGCAGTGACTTGCCTTGGTACGACGGCATAAGCCTGTGGACCATCGTGGAGGACATCGTGATCCACGAGAAAACCATGCGCGAAGCAGCAGGTGGTCGGTCTGCTGCTCAACAGGCCCGAGCAAAGACAGCGCTTCGCATCGCCCTAGATGTCGTGGGTGACGTTTACGAACTGCCCTACGAACTCCACCGCACAAACGTCCTATTCAACGGCGTCCCCGTCGAGATGCGCTATTGCGAAGACATCGACGGTCTCGACGAGGCAGGGGAGCCGAGGATCATCCCGCGCGCAATCAAGCTGCGAGGCAAGCGGTGGGTGGAGACGGCGCCCACGATGCCGAAGCTCTACGATCGAGCAAAGAAGTTCTTGGCCGCTGAAACGAATTTTTGATTCCTAAAAACCCTCTCCAGGGTGGCCCAATAGCCGGGCTGGGGAGGGTGCCACATTTATGGCTGAGCTGGTGTCCATGCCCGCAGCCGACGAACCGTGACCGCTGCCACGTCGAGAATAGTGGCGATTTCCGCCATGGTGGCGGTGGAGCGCAGCAGGTCCGAGACCTCCGGCGCTCGCCACCAGAACGCTGGCCGCTGTGTCGGACCGAGAATGCGAAGCCGGGCAACCGCAGCGGTGTGTTCCTTTACGTCGTGCGCGGCCGCGAACTCCGCCGCCGTTAGCCGGATCAGGTCGTCAATCCGCTCGTCCCACCACGCGGCATTGTCGATGTACCGGTGGTGCCCTAACAGCCGGCGGATACGCTTGATGGCAGTGCCGCCGATGGGCAAGGTGAGGGTTGATGGAGCCTGTCGGTGACGCTCGAAATGCGCGGCAAGGCCAGCGGTGACGATGATAGTCTTCCCGTGCCGTTGGCCCTTGGGGCGTCCAAGCAGGACGTCAAACCCGTGGGCGGTTTCCCGCCGCTCTTCCACCTGCCAGCGGTCGCCCCATATGTCCTCCATTTCCAGCGTCACACTTGTGGCCTTCTATGCCTTGGCACCTGAGATCACGTCATCGGCGAACCAAAAAGCCGCTCTGGGGAGGGGTCAGTTCGTTGCTATTCCAACCAGCAACTGCACGACTTTTTTCGGTATCGGTCGATGGCTGGGCTCCTCCGGATGTGCCCAGCGTCGGGTGTCCGATCGGGTGTAGCTGGTTCCCAGCTTCTCGTTCAGCCAGTTGGCGGCGGCTTGCCAACCTCCAACACCATCGGCCCAAGCTGTATAATCTTCGGTCGATAGGGCGAGCTTTGGTGGGCTGACAGCCGCCTGGATATTGGGATCGCCGGCCTCAACCGCCCCTGCCTCCGCCACGACAACAGCGATCACGGCCACACCATCAGCCGTAAGGACTGGGGCTGGCAGGCCGGCGCGCTTGGCGCGGGTGGAGAGTTCGGCAAAGGTCATCGTCTCTGGCATGGCAAAACCCTAGTATGGCGGGATGTATGGCGCAAGCGCGGGGAGCGTGCCATGCCAAAAACCCTCAGCGGGGATGCGCTCGCTTGATGGCGTAGACGCTCCAGATCAGCGACGCTGCAGCCTTGATGGTGTAGGCCGCCTCCTCGTCCGAGCCCAGCGCGAAGTGATCCAGGTTTGACAGACGGAAGGCTTTTCCCCCAACGGCGATGAACACGGATTCCGCATCCCGCCACCCGGCGATATCCAGGCCTGGGGCTGTAATCCTCAATGCGTCTGTCGGGATTGCGACATCGGACGGCTGGCCATTGCCTGCAGCCCGAAACCGCGCGTCATCCCGCATCCTCTCCGCGAAGCCGCCGCGAAGGATGGAGAGTGCCAAGTCGGCTGCCTGCTGCAGCGCCCCGGCATCATCCCCAGCGTCGTTGACGATCCTGGGGAAGACGTCTCCATAGGGACCGGACTTTCGGCCCGCCTCGCACATTGGGAGTCCGCCCTGAACCCAGAACGAAACCTCGGCGCACTTCGGCAGGTTCAGATAGGAGACGTGGGCCATTTGGTGTGTCCATGCTGAGGGGGATGAGGACGTCAGTAGAGGGCCGGCGGGGGCTTGTCCATTCTCCAAAAAGCCCCGCCGGGGATGTCCGCCCAAAAACCCCTCTGGGGGTGCTCAGGCGTCGATGACGACGATCCTGGTGGCCACGCCGGTCCCGCTTTCCTGGAACGAACCGGCCGGCAGCCGTTCCGAAGTGCCGCCGACGCCGTCCAGCCAAGTCCGGAACTCCTCCGCCTTCCGATCGGAGCGGAAGAAGGGGCTTTCCGCCATGATGGCCACCAGACGGCCGCCGGGCTTCAGCATGCCGAAGGCGCGCCGAACATGGTCGGTATCCGCCAAGCCTTCAAAGGGCGGGTTCATGCCGATACGGTCGTAAAGCCCCACATGGTCGAAGAAGTCCCGCCCGGCAACGGTGTAGCCTTTCGCCTGCAGCAAGCCGCACAAGGTGCCGTTGATCTCCAGGACAGTAACGCCGTCCCTCCCGACGGTCTCGGCCATGGCGTCGGCGATATCACCCGCTCCGGCGGATGGTTCCAGAACCGAATGACCGGGCTGCAGGTCGAGCAGGTCCACGACGCGCCGCGCCAGGTCGGCGGGGGTACGGAAAAAACCGGGGATCTTGCGTCCCACGAGATCCCGCAAAGCGGCTTTGATCGGGTCGGCCTTCGGCGCCTCGCTGGAGAGTTCCACGAACCGCGCCGCCGCTTGCCGCAGCTGGCCCGTGGTCAAGATCCCCATGGCGCGCAAGCGGTGGCCGTCGTCATCCTTCGGGAAGTCGATATGGATCAGGTCGGCCTCGCTGGCCTTCCGGCCCTTCCGGTCAAGCTGTTCCGAGTAGCTGAGACCGGAGTCCGCCTTGTAACGGGCGCGGCGAATGAGCGAGCGGAACAGCTCGGCTTGCTTGGCCGTGCTCAGCTTGGCCAGGAGACCGGCGGTTCCATCCTTCTGCGCCTCGCCGATGGCGCGAAGGGTGCGCGCCAAAGTGATTTGGCTTTGCGCGTCCGCTTCCACGCTGGCCGCGATGCTGACGCGCCGCGGCGTGTTGGTCAGGCGATCGCGGGATAGAATCCCCTGCGCGCGCGCCTCGATCCGATCCGCGATGGCGAACAGCTTGGATTGATTCCCAAAAACCTCCGGAGGGGGTGCCGCATTCGTGGATTCCTCCGCGCTGTTGTGCCCGTCACTCTCCGGCTTGCCGTTGCCGGGTCCGTCATCCGGGCCGGCCGGCGGGGTGTCAAAACCGCACAACAGATCAGCCAGGGAGGCGCGCGCCTCGCTTTCACGGGACGTCGGGAAGATCCATCCGACGGCTTGGCGATGCCAGAACGGGGCAAGCCCGGAAACCGCGGACTTGATCCGGTCCTTATGGGCCAGGGTCTCTCCCTTCACGATAATGGACTTTTCCGAGTAGGACTCAATCCGGAGCGCCGCGGCCCCAGTGGTAACCTCGGGTGCGCTGGCCTCGACAACCGCCGGCCCGTTGACCGTCGCGCGGACTTCGGTGCACACCTCGGCATGCGCCTCCTCCAGCGCCTCGGCCCGGACTTCGGTGCGCCGATTGGCGACGCGCGCGGGCTTGCCCATGATCCCTTTGGGCTTGATCGTGACGGACCGCGGAACGGACAAGATCCATTCCTTGTGCGCACGCTCCAGTTCGAGCGAAAAACGGATGTGCAGGTAATAGTTCGTGTCGAAATAGTCAGTCATGGAGTCGGACTTGTCGTAGCGCCACTGCGATGCGATCGTCTCCAAGATGTCGCGCAGAGCTTGCGCGGCGTCCGTCCGCCACTCCTTCGCCTCGAATGGCGCGTCATAAGCCGGGACACTGTGCGGGTTGTCCTCTTGCCAACGGACATTCTCCGGGTTCGGGATCAAGAATGGCACCGCCTGGATTTCCACCGTCACGGAACCGGCGTGCGGTGACCGGACGGAGACCTTGACGCTTTGCGGAATCGTTCCGGCCTTCTCCGCTTCTTTGAAAGCCGCGCGAATCAGTTTGTTCCGGTCCGCGTCGCGCATGTGGCGGCCGTCGCGCTCCATGAGCCCTCCGAACGGGAAAAGGCTCTGCAGCGCGTCTGCGCGGTCATGCTTGGACAGAGCGACCAGATCAGCAAATTTCACGGTGCTGCGCATCGGACAGACTCCGGGTGTTAGGCAGCCGCAGGGCGGCGCCATCGATCGAAGGGGATGGGGTGCAAAAAGCCGCGCTGGGGTGGGGTACCCAAAAAGCCGCGGCAGGGGGAGAGGCCCAGGGTTGCCACGCTGTCCGGAAGGGCCGGGCGGCTTGGAAACCCCGCGCGAAGCGGGGTGCTTTCAATCCACGCCCCTGAAGGGGCGACGCGCCAATGTTACTCTTCGCCTTCGGTCACCTCCTCCCCATCGGCGTCAATCACGCGACCATCCTCCAGCGTAATCGTGCGGCTTTCCTCGCTCCAGTCACCCCAATCGCTGTCGCCGCCGTAGCAAACCGCAGCGCGCTTTTGCTCGGGCCACACGGTGATCTGACCGCGCTGCCCCCCGCCATAGGTGATGCCCCAGGTCTCGCACCCGACCTCGATCTCGGCAGCATGATCGCAGGGGAGCAGTTCCCGGACGGTTTCGATGTTCTCGGCGGTGACGGTGGTCGGATAGAGCAGGTTCATGGCTGGCTCCATTGTTTTGCCGCATCGAGCGGCGGTTGAATGTTAGTGCCGGACAGGTCGCGTGTCCCGATCCGGTTTCCGAGCGGCCCGGCATAACGTCCGAGCTGCTGGGGAACCGGCCCGAGGGCCGGGGTTAGGGGGAAGGTGAGGAAGGGCCGGACGCTTCAGCAATGACGGCGCGCGCCTCCATCACCACGTCATGGAACCCGTTCTCCGGATCTTCGAACGGCACGCCCAGGTCAACGAAGCCTTCCACTTGGTCGAGAAGGGCTGAGAGGGCAGAAAGAAGGCGGGTGGAGTGGGATTGCTGCATCATGGCTTCAACCCCTGTAGGCACGGCGGGACTCGCCTTGCGCCTCGCGCGCCACGTCATATGCGTTAGCCAGGGCGATACGCTCTGCTCGGATGCCGGGTTCGGTCTCAGCATCACAACGGATCGTCGGCCGGTAGCTGCCTTCCGGGCCGATCAACTCGGAGAAACCTTCATAGCAGGTGTGGTTGCGCGTCAGCGCATCGAGGGTTTCCAGCGTCACCATGCAGCGCGCCGTAACGGTGGCGATAACCGGATCGGTGGCATAGTGCGCGTGCAGCTGCTCCAGCCACTGAGCATCACGCGCCGCCGCCCCAGGCACGGCGCTACGGGAGGATGCTGTTTCGCTGGCCATCATCTCCGCGGCAATTTTGGCGGGATGCTTCCGGGCGCGTGTGGCGTGCGTGCTGGTCGGGAAGGCGTAAGACGTCAAGCCGGTCTCGGTATCGCCAGCGAGAAAGCCGCCTTCTGGCGTGCGCATGAACAGGATGGCCATTGCCAGATCTCCGCTTAGCGGCGGGTGCCGCGTTGTTCATGTCTCGAATGTATGGCGTTTTCGCCCTTCATGCAATACGCAAAGCCATACATAAACGCATAGCGTTTATGCGCCAATTGTATGGCAAATTGTGGTGACGGAAACGCCATACGATGCCATACAGAAAGCATGAACACGCGCCGTCCGCGCAACCCATTCTGGAGGCTTCGCCATGTCCGCCACCGTTCCCGCTTCCGCCTTCCGCAACGCCTTGGAATCGGTCCGTTGGGCTGCCGAAACGCGTCAGTCCATCCCCGCTTTGACCTGCGTCCTTATCGAGGCCGCTGGACATGCGCTTTCGCTGACCTGCACCGACCTTGATGCCCGCGCGACCTACACGTTGACCAGCGAGACCGACGCGGGGAACTGGCGCGCCGCGGTGCCCGTCTCGGCAGTGCGAAAGGCGGTGACGGGGGAAGGCGCCTTGACGATCGCGCCGGCTGGCGCTGCCGTGCGGTTCGAACTGGACGGGCGCGCCACGATGATCCCCATGCCGGATGATGACTCGGCTTTGGACGTCATGCCGCTCTCTCGCGACTTCAACGGCGCGGCCCTGGAGTTCGAGGCGTGCGACGTTGCCCAGTTCGCCGCGCGCACCCTCTTTGCGATCTCGACGGAGGAGACCCGTTACTATCTCAACGGCGTCTATCTGCACCGGCCGAATCCGGAGCGCATGCCGGAGGGATTTCGCGCCGTCTCGACGGACGGGCATCGGCTGGCCCTTCTCGACGTGGCGCCGCGCGCTGTCAGCGGCGAGTGGCGCGAAACAATCATCCCGCGCCGGCTTGTCTCGGCGCTGGGCAAGGTGGCCGGTGCGAAGGAGGCCGGGCCGGTGCTGATCGAACAGCCGGCCGCCGGTCTCGGGCTGCGGATCACCTGCGGCGCCTTGACCGTGGTGGCGAAGGAAATCGACGGTACGTTCCCGGACTATGCTCGGTGCGTCCCGGGATATCGTCAGGGCGACGATGAAATCGCGACCGTGACCATGACAGGCCGGGATCTCGCGCGCGCCGTGGCGGACATGGGCAGCAAGCGTGATCCCTGGATGGTGGCGGTGGACGTGGCACCCGGCTTGCCGGTGCGGTTCTATGGCTGCGCCACGGCTGCAGGGGCATCCGCCGATGTCAACGCCACCGGTGCGGCGGCCGGCAAGCCGGTTCAGGTCGGTTTCAACGCGCAGTACATGCGCGAGGCCGCGAAGGCGCTGGGGGCTGGACCCGTCACGATCATGATGGACGGCGAGGGTAGCCCAGCGCTGATGATCGCAGAGGACGGCTATCGAATCGTTCAGATGCCGCATCGTGTCGCGAAGGTCCCGGCCCGCCGGGAAGCTGTCCAAGCCGTCCCGGCGGTTGTCGCTCCCGTGGTGGAGGATGCGGCGCCGGTTGCCCAGGTCGGGCCGGAGATGGAGCGCGCCGCCATGGGCGCCCAACTTGTCCACCACGCCGCGCCGGTCTGTCCGCTCGACCTGCAGGGCTATGACGGCGAGGCAAATCCCGATGCAGAGCCCGTGCGATATGACGTGTCTTTCCTGGAGAAGGTGCCGGAGCGCGTGCTTGATCGCGTCCGCGTGGCGCTGGACGATCTGCAAATGGTCGCTGAAGCAATGGCACACGTTCGCCGCACGCTTGGCGCGCGGTATGTTGCCGAATCGTGGGAAGCCACGTTCCGCCATCGTGTAGCCTCGTCGCTGGAGATGATTGAACGGTTCCGTGTGCTTGCGCCGTGCAATGACGTGGATGCCGAAATGGTCTTGCGCGCGCTGGGTGGCCTTCCTGACGTCGCCTTGACGCCGGCGGAGCTGGATTACTTCCGCCCGCGGGTGACCGAGGAGGAGCCGGAACCGGTGGACCTGCTGCGGCTGCAGGCCTTCGCCGTGCGCCACGGAATGCAGCCGGGTGACATTGGCGGCCCTCTGACGGTCCTGTCGTCGCGCTATCTGGCGCGCCGCGATCGCATGGTGCAAGCGGTGGAGACCTTCCGGGCATCGACGGTGGAGGAGCTGTGCAACGCGCAGAACCCGGAGACCTACGCGACTTGCGGAACGCTGGTTCCCGCGGACGTCGGTTCCGGGCCGGCGCGGTACGAGTCCCCGGCAGCGCCGGAGAATGGCACCTTTGCAGCCTTCATGCGCGAGACCTTCGGGGCGCGGTGGACGATCGGACGGAAGCGGCGCGGCTCCGATCGGGTGTGGATCACCAAGCGCCAGTACGATGCGGCTCGGCAGGCGTGGGAGGCACGGCAGGCTACCCAGCTCCGACGCGCACCAAATGTTGTGGTGCTGGCTGATTGGGCGAATCGGAGTATCAGTAACGACTCGGCGATTGTCGTGGTGCGCGAAGCAACCCGGGAAGGGCCGTTGAAGGCCGGGTGAAGCCCCGCAAATGCCTTGTGGATAACTTTTTTTGCCGGACCAATGTCCCATGAGACATTGGCGTTTGTCCCATAGGACAACGGCACTTGTCCCGTGAGACATCGGCCAGTGTCCCATAGGACAAAGTCCATTGTCCCATAGGACAGATTTTGCGGCGTTGGTCGGTGCGATTGGTTCGCACGGGAATGGGGATTGCGCATTATCGCGGCGTGGTTGTGTCCCATGGGACAATGCCCGATGTCCCATAGGACAAATGCGAATGTCCCATAGGACAAAGCCCATTGTCCCATAGGACGTCCCATGGTTGTCCCATGGGAAAACGGCTCCAAGAGAAGAGAAGAGAATCTATTTGGTGGTGGTGGTTGCGCGCGTGCGTGCGCTCATACGTGCGCGTGGGAGACCCCCAGCGCTGGCGATTTCGCTTGACCTGCAGCGACGACATCGGCACGAATTTGGAACCCTTGGAGAAGGGTGCCTGGACAGATCCCGAAGCACCCTCATCGCTGTTCGTCGCTGGTATCAGCCCCTGCCCATCGTCCGCCCGCCCGGTTCGTCCGTGGCGGGTTTTGTCGTTCTGGTGCCCAGCTCGCCCAGGTTGGCGACGTCGCCCTCGCTGTTGGCCCTGGTGCCCAGCTCCTCCACCCCCACCGTCACCGCAGGATCAACGCCCATGCGCTTCGCCGCCGTGGATGCCTTCGCTCGTCCTGCGCTCCGCTGGGGTGCTGGTGGTGAGCTGCAGCGCTGCGTCGGGGTGCTGACGGGGCTGTGTGGGCTGGATGGAGCGCGTGCGTTGGCCCTGGTGAGCAAAGAAGCACGTAGGAGCGTCGTAGGATGCTTCGAAAGCGTTTGCGCTATGTGGGTAGCGGGCATGGTCTCAGAGCGCATCCAGCGCGCTCCTGGCGCGCATCTAGACGCTTCCGGGTCCTTCCAGGGGCAAAAGACCCGGGGGCAGCACCGGCCCCATGTCGCGAGGATTTTCCGGCTCTGGTTTCAATGAAACCGCCGCGTTTCCGAACCGCCGCCCGCGTGAAGAACGGCGTGTAACCATTTGGCAACAGTGGCTAATCCGCCACTGAGCCCACACCGCCAGAGTTTCCAGCCTTTCCAGTTTCCACCCGCCTGCAGCCACGGGCGGCGAGTTTCCCGGCAGCCACCGGGAAGGGCGCGACCGAACGGTTTCCCCGATCTTCATCGGGTCCGGCGGTCGCCTTTGCGTGACCCCCTGATCCGCGTCCGGGGCGTGGCTGCGCCGGACCCGATGGAGACCATCCCCATGTCCACCTCCGAGTTCACCCACAGCTTCTTCGGGCACCCCGTGATGGCGGTGCTGAACCTGCTTGGCCTGCGCCGGGCCGCCACCTGGGTGCATGACGTCGCCCTGCCGGTACCGGTCGAGCCCGTCGCCGAGCCGACCGCCGAACAGCACCCCACCATCTTCTCCTGCCAGATCCTCGACCTTCAGGACGGGCGGGGCACGCTTCGCCTGGAGTGGCAGGAGCCGACCGGAAGCGGTGGCGGTGCTTTCGCACGTTCGGTTCGCGACGCGATGGGAACGGCCAAGGAAATGGCCATGCTGCTGAACGGCGAGCGTGAGGAGGAACCCATCATCCCGGTCGAGACCTGCGAAGCCTGGGTCGAGCGCGAGTGGTTCTGGTGGATCGTGAAGTACCAGAGCAAGCCCAGCGCCAGCGTCCTCATCATGGACCGCTGCTTCCCGCTCCGCTCGTCGGCGCTGGCCGTTGCGGCAGCGATCAAGACGGCACACCGGGACGGGGTTGTGCTCGGGGTCGGGGGTGCGCAATGACCACCATCCCCCCGAACCCCTCGCTTCCGTCCATCGTCATGCAGGAACTGCGGCGTGAGTGCGTGAAGGCCGCCCTCGGCTCCGAATGGCCGAACAACCCCATCGCCGTGATGAACCTCGCGACCGTCTACGAGGGCTTCGTCCTGTTCGGTGACCAAGAAATCGCGTGGCGCCGGGCAGGCTTCGGTGAGGTCGCTGACAGCATCGCTACGGCACGCTCCGCCGGCAGGCCTGTTGAGACCGGGGTTTCGCTCCCGGCCAACGTCGCGACGCTGCGCCCGAAGGGCTGATCGGTTTTACCCATGGCCCGTGAACGGCCCCAGACCAGCGCGAAGGAGTTCATCGACCGCTTCAACGCGCTGGGGATCGTCGGCGACGATGGCCAGCCGGTGACGGTGACGAAGGGCACCGTGTCCAAGCTGGTCAACGGGCAGGAGATGCCGCTGCTCGGCGTCACCTTCACCGTCACCATGCGCTGGCTGGCGGACAACACGGACCCGACGAAGCCGAAGTCGAAGCTGGGCACCGCGGCGCAGCGGTGGTTGAGCGGGCAGGGGCCAGTCCCAACCCCGCCGGTCCCGAAGACTCTGGGAGAGGCGCCAACGCGTCAGGCCGAAAAGCAGCCGACCGTGGTGGTGCTGCCGATGGAGGAAGGCGCTTCGGCCGGCGGCCGGAACACGACGGTCTCCGAGTCCCGGCGTGAAAAGGAACGGCTCGACGTCGAGCTGAAGAAGCGCGAACTCGCCAAGCATGACCGCGAGCACATCCCGCGGGCCGAGGTGGAGGTGGCGGTGGATGCCGCAATTACCGAGTTCCGCGGCCAGTTCGAGGGGTTCGCCGGGCTGCTGGCCCGTCAGGTCGCCGGAAAGACCGACACCGAGGCCTACACCCTGATCCAGGCTGAGGTTCGCCGGCTACTGGAGCGGTTGAGCACGAACCTGCGGAAGGCCGCGGTCGGGCTCGTCGAGGAGATGCACGACGGTGGGGCCGTCGATGAACCGGAAGGCGAGTGACCTTCTCAACCGGATGGCGGCGGCTCTCGATCCGCCTCCGGAGATGGAACCCGACGAGTGGGCTGAGGAGAACATCGTCCTCCCCAAGAAGGAGGGGATGCCCGGCCCTTATCGGATGGCCCACACGCCGCAGTTCATCCCGTTCGTGCGCGCGTTCTGGGACCCGCGGTGGCGACGCATTGTCTTCGTCTGCGGCGCCCAGGAGGGGAAGTCCAGAGCCGTCCAGGCGGTGATCGGCAAGAAGCTGGACCATGAGCCGGCGCCGGTCATCTATTACGGCCCGACCAAGACCTTCGTCGAGCGCACCATCGAGCCGCGCATCGTCGAGATGCTGAACTCCTCCAAGAGCCTGAAGGGCAAGACGCTCTGGGGGAAGAAGCAGAAGAAGACGCTGAAGATGGTCAGCGGTGCGCCGCTGATCCTGAGTTGGGCCAGTTCCGGTTCCGAGTTGGCCGGTCAGGAAGCCGCGTTGGTCTTCATCGACGAACGCGACCGCCTGGCCGACGACATCGACGGCGAGGGCGACCCGGTCGAGCAGGGCGAGGCGCGTATCGGCTCCTACGCCAACGGCAAGATCGGGATCATCTCGACGCCGAAGACCGGCGTCATCCGGAAGGAGCGGCATCCTGAAACGGGGCTGGAGCATTGGGCAATCGCCGACCTCAAGAAGGTCAACAGCCCAATCATCAAGCTCTGGTGGGAAGGTTCGCGCCACGAAATGGCGTGGCCCTGCCCAGAATGCGGCGACTACTTCATCCCGCACTCTGGACTGCTGGATTGGGACGGAAAGGCTGACGGCACGGCGACGCCCGGCCAGGCGGCCCGCACGGTCAAGATGATCTGCGGATGCTGCGGGGTCCCGATCGCCGAGGCGCACAAGGAGCGGATGTGCGATCGCATGAGGCCGGTCGCGCCGGGGCAGCGGGTGGAGCCGGATGGAACGGTGGTGGGGCCTGACCCCGACACCGATTGCTTCTCGATTTGGTCCAACGGGCTGATGTCCAAGTTTAAGTCCTGGGCCAAGCTGGTTCGGCGGTGGCTTTCCGCGCTGGCGTCCGGTGAGCCTGGGAAGGTGCAGGGCGTCGTCAACACGGGCTTCGGCGAACTGCACGCCGTCTCGGGCGACGCCCCGAAGCACTCCGCTGTCACGGACTGCAAGCTGCCCTACAAGCGGGGGCAGGTGCCCTACGGCGTCCAGCGGGTTGTTCTCACGGTCGACGTGCAGAAGCGCGGCGTCTATTGGGTGATGCGCGGGTGGGGCGCCCGGCGGGAATCCTGGCTGATCGACTACGGCTACCTGCCGGGCGAAACCGACGGCGCCGAGGTCTGGGACGAGCTGGAAGGCATCGTCCGGGCCGCTCTGCCCGGCAACACAGGCGTCAACCTGCTGCTGATTGACTCCGGCTACCGGCCCGGCAAGCCGGCGGTGGTTCCGGAGAACGCCGTCTACGATTTCTGCCGGCGGTTCAGCCGCTCGTTCGCCCGGCCCATCAAGGGCGAGCGGTACCTGACCGGCAACAAGTGGTTCACCACCACGGACAACGACGTCGACAGCCGGGGCAGGGTGCGGAAATCCGCAGGCCTGATCCTGCACCGCCTCAACACGCACGAGTTCAAGAGCCGCGTGTTCGAGAAGATCACGCGGCGCAAGGAACTGGCTGGCGGCTGGCATGTGCCGGAGGACGTCGACGACGCTTATGCCAAGCAGATCGTGTCGGAGACCTGCCGGTGGGTGGGTGGCAAGCCGATCTGGGACGAGTTGGGCGCCAACCACTACCTCGACTGTGAGGTGGTCCAAGCGTCTCAGAGCTGAAAATACCAATTTCAGAACAATGCATTAGGCCCTCTCGGACCCCTCCGGAGGGCCTTTGTGGTCGGTAAAATCCACGTAACCGTCCGCGCCGATGATGCCGAATGGAATCAATGACTTAGGGCGCGGGCGCGGCAACGCCGCGACACATGAGTGACACAAGGATGACGCAAGAGAAAGGAGCCATCCCACCATGAATCGAGCCTCCAACACGCCGTCCGGCGGACAGATGCTTTACGGCTACAGAGCGATTGCCGGGCATCTTGGACTAACCGAACGGCAGAGCAAGCACCTTGTCGAAACGGGCCGTCTGCGCTTCCCCGAAGACGGGGTGGAAGGGGACGTGTTCAAGGTCGGGCATGTCGTCTGCGCCCTGGTCTCCAGCCTGGAACGATGGAAGGAGAGGGCGGCCCGCGGCGAGCTGAGCGCCGAGAAGGAACCCGGCCATGAGCACTCCCCTGAAGGCGAGGACGCCTAACCCCTCCTCCCTGTAGGCCAGCCATGACGCGCAAGCCCGCCAGCTTCAAGCACAAGGACGTGAACAGCCCGCCGGAACCGTTCGTGTGGATCTCGGCTGCGCTGCTTGTGTCCCCGGCATGGCGTGCGCGGTCGATCAACTGCGTGCGCTTGATCGAGTTCTTGCAGAAGGAGCACATGGCCCACGGCGGGAAGGAGAACGGCAACCTCGCGGCACCCTATGACCAGCTTCAGGCATGGGGGATCGGGCGGCGCCTGATCCGTCCGGCCATCGAGGAGGCGGAGACCCTGGGGCTAATTGCGGTGCGCCGGGGCGGGAAGCGCAACGCGGTGGAGGATCATGTCAGCCGCTACCGGTTGACCTTCTACCCATCCCGCATCGTGCCCACGGACGGGCTCCCGCATTGGGAAGCGCCGACCGATGAATGGAAGCGCATCACGCCCGAGATGGCCGAAGAAGCCACCTGCCGGGCCTCGTCGAAAATTAGGGTCTCAGGTTCACCTTCGTGAACCGTCTCAGTTCACCTTCGTGAACTCCCTCAGTTCACCTTCGTGAACTTTTGGCGGGCGCAAACCCAGCAAATCCGCCACCTGGGTAAAGTTCACCTTCGTGCACTCCTTCTAATATCTTGGGTGTATCCCCCGAGAAATCGGCACCTGCCGATCACCATCACCACCACCCGCCGCCGACAGGCGGCGCACTCGGAACCGGCCCTGGTCCTGACGACCTCCGCCGCCGGCCCCGCCTTCATCCCTTCACACCGGAGACCTTCGCCATGTCGAGTCCCGACACGGACAGCATCATCGCGACCATTCCGAAGAATGCGACGGAAGAGGTTCGCATCACCCTGACCAGCTACAACGGCCATCCGCTCGTTGATCTGCGGACCTTCGTTGAATACCGGACGACCGGTGAGTCCGGCCCGACCAAGAAGGGGCTGACGGTCGCTGTTGCGCTGCTCCCCGCCATCATCTCCGGCCTTCAGGATGCCGAGGCTGAAGCCCGCCGCCGGGGGCTGTTGCCATGACCCGCGATTCCATCATCGCCGCCCTGGTCAGTCGCAGCATGACGGCCAGCGCCGGCCCGGTGGAGAAGGCCGCCCGGTATCACGAAGTCGCCGCCGCGGTGAACGCCGCCGGACGCTACGCCGCACCGGCCCTGATGCTGGTGCAAGACGCTGAAGGCGACGTGCTGGCCGCTTTCGCCGCGCAGGTCGATGCGCTCCGCAGCACCGAGCCGAAGGCCAGCCCTGCACCCACTCCCGTCATCCGCCCGTCATCCTGGCGCCGGGAGATGGCGCGCGTCGTCAACCCGAGAGGATTGTGAAATGGACCGCATCGAAGCCCTGACTTTGCTCGCCGCCCCGCTGCTCCGCCAGCGCCGGCCCGTTCGGCTGTCTCGCATCAACGCCGGCTTGGTCGCCGCCGGTCATGCGGAGACCACGGTGGAGGAATTGGCAGCGCTGGCCCGGCCCGTGTTGGTCGCGGGCTGCACCGAGGAAGACGAGACTGAAGCGCTGGCGTGACCGTGGAGGGGCTTGTCGGGTTCGCGGGCTATCTCCGGACCCTCGCGCGGCAGACCGCATCCACGGGCCTTCTGAGCTTTAGCTAAGGGCCATCGGGAAAGGCACGGGTCCTTCCGGGGCGATTCTACCGGGGGTGGCCCCCGCCTCAGCACCTCTCCAGGCACGAACCGTCCTTGGGGGTTCCTGATCCGCCTCCCGTCAGCAAATTTTCCTACCGACAAGGATCTTCGGAATGGCGACACAAACCGAAGTCGGGAAGCATCTCGACCTGTCCGACCGCTCCGTGCGGGAGTTGCTGGAGCGGGGAGTCCTGCCGAACGCTGCCCGCGGCGCCCTCGACCTCGACTGGTGCCGAACCTCCTACATCCGCCATCTGCGGGAAATGGCCGCGGGCCGGGCGACCGGGCCGGCCGGTGACGACCTGACCAGCGAACGCGCCCGACTGGCCCGCGAACAGGCGGACAACATCGCCCTGAAGAACGCGGCGCTGCGGAAGGAGCTGCTTCCACGCTCCGACATCACCCGCGCCGTGGTCGCGGCGTTCCAGATCGTGCGCGACCGGCTGTCAGCCCTGCCGGCGCGGCTGGCTGGGCCGCTGGCCGCGACCACCGATCCGGCGGAAGTGCGCGGGCGGCTGAGCGACGCGGTGAACGGCGTGCTGGTGGAGCTGAGCGAAACGCGCGTTGTCGCCACCGTCGAGGAGCCGGCTGATGCGGCTTGACCTTCCTGTGTCCGAGCTGGTGGCGGAAACGGCGACTGGGTGGTTCCCGGCGCTGCGGCCGGCGCCGCGGTTGTCGCTGGCCGAATGGGCGGAGCAACACGCGCGCCTCTATGACGGTGGCGCCTTCAGGCCCTACGCCTATCAACGGGCGATCCTCGACGCGATGACCGACCCGGCGGTGCGCCGAATCACGCTCATGAAGTCGGCGCGCGTCGGCTACACGCAAATGCTGTCGGCGGCGCTGGGCTACTTCGTTGCGCAGCGGCCTTCCAAGATCATGGTGGTTCAGCCCACCACCGAAGACGCCGAGGACTACAGCAAGGACACCATCGATCCCTTGGGCGAATGGCCGGTGCTGGCCGGGCTGCTGTCCGAGGTGAAGGCCAAGACCAAGGGCAACACCATCAAGCGCAAAGCCTTCCCCGGCGGTTCGCTGCGCATCACCGGGGCGAACAGCCCACGCGCCTTCCGCCGCATCGACCTCGACGTGCTGCTGTTCGACGAGGTGGATGGCTATCCGCCGATGGCCGGGAAGGAAGGTGACCAGATCGCGTTGGGCCTGAAGCGCCTGACGCAATCGCTGCATCCCTTGGCCGTGCTGGGGAGCACGCCGCTTCTCGACGGGGAAAGCAAGATCGCGGACGCCTTCGCGGCCGGGACCATGGAGCGTTACCATTTGCCGTGTCCCTGCTGCGGGGAGCTGCAAGCGCTGGTGTGGGGCGACGGGACCGGGCCGGGCATGCGCTGGACGGACAACGACCCGGACACCGTGCATTACGTCTGCGTCAACGGGTGCCCCTTCGGCGAGGAACACAAGCTCGACCTGCTGGAGCGCGGGCGTTGGATCGGGGAGACGCCGCGCAAGGATCATCGCAGCTTTCACATCTGGAGCGCCTATAGCCCGCTGCCCGGCGCGGCGTGGCCCGAGCTGGTCAAAGAGTTCCTGGCCGCCAAGCGCGATCGGGAAAAGCTGCAAGTCTGGACCAACACCGTGTTGGGTGAGTGCTGGGTGGACCGTGGCGAGGCCCCGGAGTGGCGGCGGTTGTACGACCGGCGCGAGACCTGGGAGCCGGGCACCGTTCCGGCCGGCGGGCTTTTCCTGACGGTCGGCGCCGACGTGCAGCGCGACCGGATCGAGGTGAGCGTGTGGGCATGGGGCCGGGGCAAGGAGTCCTGGCTGATCGAGCATCGGGTGTTGCCGGGCGATCCGTTCCAGGCGGCTGTCTGGCGCGACCTGACTTCGCTGCTGGCGGAGACCTGGCGCCACGAAAGCGGCACCGACCTGTCGGTGATGATGACGGCCATTGACGCGGGCGACGGCGTGACGATGGAGGCGGTGAAGGCGTGGGTGCGCAACGCCGGCCCGCGCGTCATGGCGATCAAGGGCAGTTCGCTGGCGCTGGCGCCGATCCTGGGCCAGCCGTCCGCTGCGGACGTGAACTATGGCGGCCGGAAGATCGCGGGCGGGGTGAAGCTCTGGCCGGTGGGCACCAGCGCGGCGAAGTCCGAGTTCTACGGCTTCCTGCGCCTCGACCGCCCGACCGAGGAAAGCGGCGAGCCGTTCCCGGCCGGCTTCGTCCACATCCCGCAGCATGTCGGCGAAGAGACGGTGAAACAGCTCGTCGCGGAACATCGGGTGACCCGCGGCGGCAAGGGCCGGCGCAGCGTCACCAGTTGGGAAAAGCTGCGGGATCGGAACGAGGCCCTGGATTGCCGAAACTACGCCCGCGCGGCGGCGGCCCGGCAAGGGCTGGAGCGCATGAACGACCCGGCATGGTCGGAGCTGGAGCGGGCCTTGGGTGTGCCCCGTGATCCGGCTGTGCCGGTGGCCACAGCGGCGCCGACGGCGCGGCGGGTGTCCCGCTCGTCCTGGCTGTCGGAGTAGACGGCCGGCCCCGGCGCCATCTCCGAAGTTGAACGAATCGGCCAACAGTCCTATGGTTAGGCAATTATACCCTATTGAGGATAATTGTCATGCTGTCGGGACTGCGGCGGACCGTTGGGAACCTGTTGATCCGCAGCCTCGACGCGGCCGGAGCCGGCAAGCGCTGGGGAGCCAAGTCCCGCATGGTGAACCTGAACGCCGAGATGCTGGCCGGTGCGTCCATCGCGGCGCAGCGCGCGGCCTACTTCGCCCGCAACAACCCGAACGTCGCCGCCGCGGTGAATGCCCTGGTGAGCAATGCCGTGGGGACCGGGATCAAGCCGCGGTCCAAGCACCCCGATCCGGCGGTGCGCGATGCGCTGCACAGCTTGTGGGAGCGGTGGGAGCGGGTGGCCGATGCGTCGGGCCGGGCCGGCGGCTTCTACGCTCAACAGGCCCTGGCCGTGCGCGCAATGATCGAGGGTGGGGAATCCTTCGCCCGTCTCCGCGCCCGGCTGCCGGAAGACGGCTTGCCGGTGCCGCTTCAGGTGGAGCTTATCAGCCGGGACCAAGTTCCCTCGACGCAGTGGCAGGAAATCCGACCCGGCAACCCGGTTCGGGCCGGGATCGAGTTCGACACGCTGGGCCGGCGGGTGGCGTTCTGGGTTCTGCCCTTCAATCCCAATGACCCCACCATGCCGGTGCTGGCGCCGACCTGGGAGCCGAAGCGGGTTCCGGCGGAGGACATGTTGCACCTGTTCCGCGAGCTGGTGGAGAACCAGCTTCGGGGACTGTCCTGGCTGGCGCCGATCCTGCTGCGCGTGAAGGAGCTGGACCAGTACGAAGACGCCGCCCTGGTCCGCGCCAAGGTCGCGGCGATGCTGGCCGGCTTCATCATGAACAAGGACGACGCCAACCCGGCTTGGCAGCCGCCGGCCAACGCCGAGACGCCGACGCTGGAACCGGGTGTGCTGGTGCCGCTGAACCCCGGCGAGTCCGTCGAGTTCACCAACCCGCCCGACGACAAGAACTATGACCCGTTCACGAAGAACCACATGCGGGCCATCGCGGTGGGGATCGGGGCGACGTACTTCCAAGTCTCGGGCGACCTCAAAGACGCCAACTACTCCAGCCTGCGCGGCGGGCTGGTGGAGTTCCGCCGCAGTGTCGAGCAGCTCCAGCACCTCACGATCATCCCGCAACTCTGCGACCCGGTATGGCGCCGCTTCGTGACGCTGGCCGTGCTGTCCGGCGCCATCGACGCGCCGGACTTCTTCCGCGACCCCGAACCCTACCTGTCCGCTGAATGGCTGCCGCCGGCCTTCGATTGGGTGGACCCGCTGAAGGACGTGCGGGCCGAAGTCGAGGCCATCGAGGCGAAGCTGAAAAGCCGGGCGCAGTCCGTCGCCGAACGCGGCTACGACGTCGAAACCCTGGACTCGCAGATCGCCGCGGACGTGCAGCGGGAACAGCGGCTTGGCCTGCCCACCACGGCGACGAAGGCCGCTGCGCCGACCCAGCCGGACGAACCCACGGAGCCCCCCGCCAATGGCTGACACGTTCACCCGCGCCATGGGCGCGACCACGCCGACCACGCTCAACCGCGAGGCCCGCACCGTCGAGGTGGTGGCGCTGTCCGGCCCGGCGCCCGCCGTGCGCCCGGCGCCCGCTCCGGACGGCACCCGTTCCGCCTGGATCGAGGAGCTGGACGCGGCCGGCGCCGACCTCTCCCGGTTCCGCGGCGGCCCGGCGCTGAAGGATCACCGCAACACCACCGACGCCGCCGTGGGCACGGTGGCGGATGCGCGAGTCGACGGTGACCGGATCACCGGAACCGTCCGCTTCGACACCAGCGCCACGGCCGCCGACCTCATGGCGAAGGTCGAGGCGGGCAGCGTACGCGGCGTGAGCCTGGGCTACAGCGTCCAGAAGTGGCAGCGGGCCGGTAAGCGCGACGGGCTGCCCGTCTTCCGTGCCATCGGCTGGGCGCCGCATGAGCTGAGCTTTACCCCTGTGCCGGTGGATGCCGGCGCCACCGTCCGTTCCCAAGGAGGCATCATGGACGACGACCAGACCACCACCGAGGCGGACGCCACGGCGGATACCACCACCACCGACACCAGCGCCCGCGCGGTGGACACCACCGCCAACCGGGCCGGGATCAACGGTCAGATTCGGACGATGGTCCGCGCCGCTGGCCTGGAGATCGCCACCGCCGACCGGCTGATTGACGACGGCGCCGACCTCGACCGCGCCCGCGCCGCGGTGTTCGACGCCATGCTGGCCCGCTCCAGCGGCCGGCCGCTCGCTGCCGTCCAGGTCCTGCACGATCACGACGATCCGGGGGCTGTGGTGGATCGCATGGCGACGGCTTTCGCAGCCCGCGCCACGGCGCACCTGCCGGAAGCGCACCGCGTCCAGATGCCGGAACAGGCCCGCGCCTATGCCGGCCGCTCCCTCCTCGACCTCGCCGCCGAGCTGGCCGACCGGCGCGGGAACCCGATCGGCACGCGGCACATGTCGCCCGCGGACCTCTACCAGCGCGCCATGACGACGGGCGACTTCCCGGTGCTGCTGGCGAACGCGGCCAACAAGACCCTCCTGCCGGCCTATCAGGCGGCGGCGCCGACCTACCGCCGGTTCTTCGCCCGGCGCGACTTCCGCGACTTCAAGCCCGCGTCGTTCGCCCGCGTCGGCGACTTCCCGGTGCCGCTGGCCGTGGGTGAGAACGGCGAGTACAAGCACGGCGCCATCAGCGAGAGCGGCGAGACGGTCACGCTGGGCGAGTATGGCCGGGTGGTCATGTTCAGCCGGAAGGCGTTGGTCAACGATGACCTGGGCGCCTTCGCCGACCTCCCGAGCAAGGCCGCCCTGCGCTGCGCCGATTGGGAAAACTCGGTGGCCTGGGCGCTGGTGGTCTCCAACCCGAAGCTGTCGGACGGCAAGACGCTGTTCCATGCCAGCCATGGCAACCTCGCTTCCGCCGGCGGCGCCATCGACCTCGCGACCGTCTCCGCCGGCGAAGCGGCGATGATGAAGCAGACCAGCCTCGACGGGCTGAAGCTGAACCTCAAACCCGCCGTCCTGGCGACCGGGCCGGACCAGTTCACCGCGGCCCGTCAGTTCGTCAGCACCGCTGTTGCGCCGACCACGGCCGCCGCGGTCAACCCGCTGGCCGGGACGCTGACACCCGTGGGTGACGCGAACCTGCCGGGGCCGGGCTGGTATCTCATGGCCGAGCCGGCGGCGCTGGAGACCTTCGTTTACGGCTACCTGCAGGGCCAGTCCGGGCCGATCATCACGCCCGAGCCGGGCTTCGACGTGGCCGGGGTGAAGGTCAAGCTCACCATCGACTTCGCCGTGGGCGCGGTGGACTACCGCGGCGCCTACTTCAACCCCGGCGCGGCCTGACCATGGCGACGCTGGCCGACCTGATCGGAATGCGGGACGCCCTGGAGGCGGCCCGCTTCAGCGGCGTGCGCAAGGTGGTCTATGGCGACACCGAGACCGAATACAAATCCGACGCCGAAATGAAGCGGGCGCTTCTCGACCTCAACCGGAAGATCACCGCTGCCAGCGGGCCGGCCAGCTCGCCGTTCGTGACCTTCTCGACCTCGAAAGGACTGTGACCATGCGGAACTTCGTGCAAGCCGGCTGCAACCTCGACCTCACCGCCCCGCGCGCCCTGGCGTCGGGGGAAGGTTTCATCGTCGGCGCCCTGTTCGCCATCGCCAGCACCGACGCGGCGAGCGGTGGCGCCCTGGTGGGCGTGACCGAGGGCGTGTTCATCCTGCCGAAGAAGACGGCCGCCGTGATCGCCCTGGGCGGCCGGGTGAGCTGGGACGATGCCGTGCACCAGTGCGACGCACCCGGCGCCGGGCTCTACCCGGTGGGCGTGGCTGTGGAGGCCGCCGGCAACGGGGCCAGCACCGTGACGGTGCGGCTGGACGGCGTGAGCACTGCGGCGGCTGCGTAGGGGTCGGCAGGGGCTGGCCGAAGGGAAGGGGCAGGGCTGCGGTTCCGCCCCTTTTGTATAGATGCAGCAAAGGCACCACCGAACCCTTGTAGGTATAGTAGGCTACAGGGGCGTACCTGCATTCTGACTGCATGGTGCTGACGAATCTACCCAATACCTAAACCGGATTGGTGAAAGCCTACCCTGCATAGTGCGGCGTTTGGTGTTTTCATCACTTAATGTGTTGCCTTCACAGAACCTGAGCCCAATATTAGAGAAGCCTTTGCCGAGCTGCACGACCTAAGCTGTTGGGCAAGGGAGTGGCATGATTGCTACTGTATGCTCATGTGAAAAATCAGCTTCGTTGATCAGTCAAATAAAGGTGGTGCAATGGAAAATGAAATCAAGGAAGGATCGGTCGTTACGCTAAAATCTGGCGGGCCGAATATGACTGTTGCGTGGGTTGCTGAAGAATATGGAACCATCAAAGCTAACTGTGATTGGTTCGTGCAGGAGAAGGGAAGTTTTGCAAATAAGAATGCCACTTTTCCTTTGTCGTCTCTAAAGCTCTCTTCTGATTGAACGGTTTGCGCCAGCTTCTCAAAGCTAGTCCATTCTGTTTTTCCCAGCCAATCACGGAACAGAATCAGGTGATGCGATTGCACATCCGAAGCTGTCCGCGATGGCCCGCCGGAACGGCATAAACAATGCTGCTACGGCGTGACATGGGCAGCAATGTTCGACCCTGGAGCCGGCCGGCGCGTCTTGCCCGGCCGGCTTTTCTATGCGAGGTGACCATGAGCAAGCCTGATTCGTCGTGCCCGGCCGTTGAGGTGCTGGACCTTCGCCTGTCGGACGGGATCGGGCAGACGCTGGCCGTTGCCGTCGTTCAGGTGGGGCCGGTGGAGATCCGTAACGTGCGGGTGACCGACCGGGACGGACGGCTGTTCGTTCGGCTGCCGGGCACCCTCATGAGGAGGCGGCTGAAGCCGGCCGTCTGCCTCGACGAGCCGGTGTTTCTGGAGCTGCGCGAAGCGGTGTTGGCGGAGTACCGGGAGGTGGCCGGGGCGGACCCGTGGGGCGACGAGCGAGGCAGCAGAACGGCAGATGCCTGAGCTGGGTGGAGAAGAGAAAAACCTATTCGATTGGAGCGGTTTGCGGTTCTATCTACAGAATTAATGTCGCTGAAAAGACGCATTTATGGTACACATAACCCCTCATGCTAGAACAAGAAACAGAGATGCACGAAAATGTCTATTTACCCCATCGGTGGAGCCTCTAGCTTTGATGACATGCCCAAGGGAACGATGTTTTACGGGGAGGTGGGTGACAAGATCGTTCTTCTTTTCCGTTGTGCAAAGGTAATAAGTCAATCTACAGAAGATATCGAATACGCTGCGGTCTTCGACAGGCAAGTGATACCGCATATCGGTAACCCTATTGTTATAGAAGGAGCTTCGTATTTTACTAACAAGTTGTTTGAGGTGAGGGGTTCTTATGTGAAGCCCGATCTTTCCTCTATGGATCTGTCCTACAATAACCCGAAGTTAGGGGATATAGTTTACTTTGAGTCCGCGGCTTACTTTGTCTTGGCGAGTGAGCGGCATGGGCGCATGTATGTCAACATTGATACGGGATATGCGCTTGAGAACGTGAACCACGACCTGCCGCGCGCGATTTTCAGAAGATGGAGCATTGTGCAGCGGGTGTTCGACCGTGAGGAGGTGCTTTTCACTTACGAGCCTGCCCCGGCTCGGTGAGTGAAGCGTTCGGCCTGCCGCGGACCCGGCCGGGGCGGGCCTGTAACACACCTTGACCGCCCTGTGTTGCAGCCTGTAACACAGGGTGTGTTGCAGGCTGTGTTGCAGGTGATCCGCCATGGCGACCCCGACCATTTCCGTTCGCGTATCTCCAGAACATCAAGGGCTTGTCCGAGACGTGGCGGCCCGGCTGAAGGCCGATCCCGGCTTTGCTGACGTGCTGCGCGCCGCGCTGGGGGAGGGTGTGACACAGCCTGTCATACAGCCTGTGTTACGGCTTGGATCGCGGGGTGTGACACAGGCTGCAACACAGGTGGACGGCCAGACCGCTCACCAGCGCCAGCCCGCGCCCGAAGGCCAGCCCGATCCTGCGGCCGGCGCCCTGGCCGATGTCCTGCGCCGGGTGGAGGTGCTGGAGGCGCATGTTGCCGACCTCCGGGGCAAGGCTGGCCGGCAAGCCAAGGTAGCCAGCCAACAGCAACGGCTGATCGCCGCCGCGGGGCTGGAAGGCGTCATGACCCGCCTGCAATACGCCGCGCACATCGGCGTGTCCAACCCGACCCTGACGCGCTGGGTGAAGCGGGGAATGCCGGTGCAGGACGATGGGCTGCTCGACGTCGAGGCGGTGGAGAGCTGGCGGAAGGCGAACGAGTCCCGGCTCCTGGCGGAGAGGGTGAAGGGGTAGGGGGGGGCGGGCCGGCGACACCGGCCCGAGCGTCTACGAGGCCGGCGTCTACCGAAACAGTTTATTAGCGATAATTTCGAATACGTGATGCGTGTGTTTAACTGATTCTGGTATAGCAGTCGGATGCCACGTGCGATGATAAGTCGTAGTGGAGTTGTTTAAGAGGCACCAGCTGGTGTTGAATCAGTATTAAAGGAATGGGGTCGAAATGGAAATAACTCGAATCGAAAAATTTTCGGAATCGCAAGATTTCGGCCGCGAGACTCCAAAATTCGAACTTGATTATTTTGGTAAAGATCTAATGGACCATAATGGTATAAAGTGGATTTATTTGATATGCCCTCATTGCGGGACGCGTGTTAAATTTTCACCCATACATGTTGTCGTGGTTAAGGGGGAAGAGCTTGGCATGCTGACTCGTGATTACCATTATCTTTGCAAATGCGAGTATTGCAACGATGTTGTTTATGCCAAATTTTGGGAAGTCGACTTTGATCCTGATTGGCATTTCGCGTATGAGATGCATTTCCCGGCGGCTATATTCAATGGAAGCGTTGATCTGCCAGAGCAAGTCAATGTATCGTTTTCAGAGGCCACGAAGTGTTTAAACGCGGATGCCAGCTTAGCTACTCTTGTTATGTGCCGTCGCACTGTTGAAGCTATAGTAAGAGACAAGGGGGGTTCGAGTGGTGGTGGCCTATATTCTGAAATAGATAAGTTAATCAAGGATGGCACCCTCCCTGATTCCATGGGTCGCCTTGCGAATGTTATTAGGATGGTAGGCAATAAGGGTGCGCATGCATCTGAACTTGCCACGGATAGCAAGCAGGCTAGGGATGCGTATGAACTTACGAAGAAAATGATTGATGTAATTTATCTGGTTCCAAGGCAGGTGCATGAAATAAGGAGCAAGCTTGAACAAGAAAAATCCGTTAAAACGGAGTGAGGAATAATATAGGATATGCCGACTGAATAAAGACGTAAGTAATTAGTTTTTCATGATACGTCAATCAATCCAAAAATGGAGTGCTAGGCAAATGAAAGCAACAACAAGTGAGCTTCGCGTCAAAAACCACAACGAGTGGCCCGCTGTCGAATTATTCCCCTGTGAGATTGAGCTTCTACAGAGGTTGGCGCAAAAGAATATGCAGCAAATCTTTATCACGGCTAGGTTCATGCCTGATGAAAAGGATGAACCATTTAACGCCGCAGTAGGACACATATTGGACTGTCTGGATTCCCTACCAAAACGTCCTGACGCAGCTTTTGATAGCCTATACAAGGTTATTGATAGCAACCTTGCGGAATTTTCTGAGCCCAATTTGTCCCCCATGCATAGCACTGTAAAAGCCTTTTTTTTGGCTCACCCATCCGAATGGAGCAAAATTACCGAGATCTTGTCTGCTAATTTGCCTCAGCAAACCGCAGACTACGCGGCATCGCGTATTCTCGATTGCCACGTTGATGGCGGGCTTCCCCATGCCGATGAAATAAAGAAAAGAGCCAGCAGAAGCCTAGGGAAGCAGCGCTATAAAGATTTCTGTGAAAAATATCTTGTAGAAAACCCGCAGATGCAAGGTAGCTACAGCATGCCATACGAAAACAGGAGGAATGCTGGCCGCTTGATGAAGTTACTATTTAGATTAAAGAAATCCGGTGATTGCTCTGGCGATGTCAGCAAAATTGAGGCAAGTGACCAGATGGGGGTGCAATACAATAGTCTGGATTTGGGGGAAGACTGCAATAGGCTTTCTTCTGATGAAAAGTTAAAGGTGATAATGGAGGCTTGTCTTTATACGTACAGAAATGAGCGCTTCCACGGAGATGCATTTTCGCCATTCAGAAGCGGAAAAGCAAAACTTAAGACGTATGCGCATGCCTATTTTATGTTGAATGCGGCTTACGTTATTGTGCTTGGCATGCTTCATTTGCAAGGGAAAGGGGGTATTTCTATTTCGCATATTGTTGAGATAACAATTCGGTCTATGCAGCAATTCGCGGCATTCTTTGAAGATGTTGTTAACGAATAGAATGTCGAGGACGGTACTAGACGGCCCGTTTGTAGCTCGGTAACTGCGGCGGCGTACTGCTGCTCCAACTCAGCCACATACGTGATGGCTTGCCTAGCCATACCCTCCAAGGCGCCGAGCCCAAGCCGCGCTGCGCGGCCTTCTGAGGGGGGCTTACGGAGTAGGGCAGGGCGGCTCATCTTGGCCGGACTGCTGGCACCCGAAAAGCAGAAGCCCGCCGGGTCTCCCGCGGCGGGCTTTCTTAGGGCGCTGGGTGGCGATCCAGCTGACGGTGATTGGGTTCTGTGGCGTATGGGGCAACCTGGGTTGCCCCCTCTGCCTTGGGCGCGTTGGGCGGGATTCTGAAGGTTAGTCATAGTGCGAGAAACTTAGGTTTCGGGACTCTTCTTCGATTTGACGAATTTGTATCCTTCTCGGAAGCCATGAAGCTGCCCGCAAAGGAAATTAATGGAAGCCCTCAATTGTATTGCGGTATCGTTCGCACTTTTCCTGGCTTCTGAAGTTCCGCTGACGCCAACATCATCTAAAAATTTATTTATATATTCATCTATTTTAGGATGCTCAATATTATGAGCTATCTTGTTTCTAAGAGTGTTTAGCTTCTCGGCGCTGTCTAAAAGCGCATCAACATGGCGCACAGGGAGTAGTGCTCTTACTAGCCGTAATCTTTGCGCAAATCGAAATTGATCAACATCAATAGCGGTGGGGTTTGCTAAAAGATCCACCATAAAACCATTAACTATTTCTTCCATCAGGAGATGCCCCTTTAGCACTACTAACGTGACATCGTTTGATGTTGGAAACAGCCTTTCAAATCGCTCATCAAATTCCTCAAAACTTGTTTTTTCGAATGACATGCAACCTCCTTATCAATGGGTGTACTTATTACACTTAGCGCGCTAAGTTTTTTCAGGTGTCGATCGGGCTTCTGCAGATAGCCCCGCTCGACCAACCAAGCCTTCAACACTCGCTCGACCAGCGACGACACAGACCGGTCATCGTCCTTCGTCGGCTTTCCTCAACCGTACCCCCGCACCCCCGCCATTCTCCGGGATGAACTCGACGCCAGCCGCTTCCATGGCCGTGCGGATAGCGATGAGGGTGCGCGGCTGAGGTGCTGTATCCCCTTTCTCAAACCGGACAAGGGATCGCTTCGCAACCTCTCCGTTGGTTGCTTCGGCAAGCTCATCTTGACTCCAGTTCAAGAGTCCCCTGGCCGCACGGCATTGGGCTGGTGTTATCGACATGGCACTTTTAGTGACATTCATTGTTGACCGATGCCATCACGATATGGCACTTTTAGTGACATAGCAAGCGCGGCCGAACCGGGTGTTGGGAGCATCCGGCCCGGCCTGACCACAATCGAGCTGCATGGAGCTACGGATCATGGCTGATTCCGAGAATACCACACCCTTGCCCGGCGCCGGCCGCCGGAAAACGGCTGGCGCCCTGGTGCCGACCAAGCCCGCCGACCTGCCGCCGCTGACCCCCGACCAACTGAACGACCAAGACGGCGAGCCGCGGGTGCTCGACCTCGCTCTTGCTGAGCGTCTGGGCTTCTCCGACGTTCACAAGGTCCGCGCCCTGATCGAACGGAACCGCTCCGAGCTGGAGAGCTACGGAGTTATTTCCGCCGCCGTGGCGGAAAACACCGATCCCAAGGGCCGAGGCCGCCCCGGCAAAGCCTACTACCTGAACGAAGGCCAAGCCCTGGTCATCTGCGCCCTGTCCCGCACCCCGCAAGCCGCCCTGGTGCGCCGGCAGATCATCGAGGTGTTCTTGGCTTACCGGCGGGGCGTGCTGCCCGTGGCCGAGGAACAGCAACAGACCATCGCCCACCTCGCCGCGGAGCTGGCCGACCTGCGCCAGCGCGTCGCCCTGATCGGCGCGGCCCCGCATATCCGGGCGATCTTCAAGGGCGGCTACCTGCCGGGGTCCACCGCTTTGACGGTGCAGGACATCAGCATGGAATGGGACGAGCCGCGCATCTCCGACCAGCGGCTTGCGGTCCAGCTCGGGCTGCCGGACATGCACACCGTGCGCAAGCTGATCCGTTCGCACCGGAACCTGTTGGCCGGCCTGGGCCGGATCGTGAGCGTCCCGCAGGTGAAGGAGACGGACGGGAAGGGGCGCCCGCTCGGCGCCTTCTGGCTAACCGAGTTGCAGGCCCTGGCCGTCTGCGGGCTGGTGAGCGGCAATGTCGCGTCGGCGACCCGAACCCGGCTGATCAAGGTGTTCGCCGAGTTCCGCCGCGGGCAGGAGGAGCTTGCGGCAGCCGGCGGCATTCGCGAGGTGCGGAACAACGCCGAGATGGTGGTGATGCTGGATGAGCGGGTGGCGGCCCTGGAGGCGAACGCCCGCACCGAGTCCCGCACGGAGGTGCGGCGCCAGCGCCGGCGGGTTGCCGACGAGGCGCTTACAGAGGATGGGGACTTGCTCTACGGCGGCCCGCGCATCGCGGCCTATCTGGGCGTTCGGCTGAAGTCCGTCGAACACATGATTCGTTCCGACAAGCTGCCTCACTTCCGCATGTCCGGGCGGGTGTGTTCCCGCAAGACCCTCCTGGGCGCGTGGCTGGACGGTAAGGAGGTGGTCAATGCTTGAGCCATTATCCCGCCGCTCCATCCTGGCCGGCGCGTCCGCGGTGGCCCTGGGCGGCCCGGCGCCGGCGGATGCTGTGGATCCTTTCGGCGCCGCTATCGCCTCGCTCGAAGGGCATGCGCCCGCCGCTGAGTCCGACCCCGCCATTGCGGTCTGCGCGCGGTGGGTGAAGGCGTGGCGGGATGTGTCGGAGGCCGCCGACCGGTCAGGGGATCGGATGGGGCAGCTCCGTGCCGCGGGCTTCACCGATGAGGCGATAAGCGAGGACCCCGAATACAGGGTCTTGGATGCCTCCTTCAGCCGCCTGGAGCGGGAAGAGGACGATCTGCGCAACGAAGTCCCTACGACCCCTGCCACGACCCTCCATGGCGTCATTGCGAAGCTGAGCGCTTGGCGGATGGAGGAGGAGCACTACGGGACGGGGGGTGATGAGAGGTTCGTGCACTCCGCTCTCTCCGACCTCCGCCGGCTGGTGCATGGCGAGGCCGGCCCGGCACTGCTGCCTGATCGCCTGGGCGCCTGACCGGCCCGGCCGCACTGACGGGGTGCGCGATCTGCGCACCCACCCAACCACACCTGAACCGCGGCGACGGCGCTGGGCATCCCCGGCGCCGCGCCCGTTCCAATCTGGAGAACCATCATGGCTTCTGTGAACAAGCGCCGTTGGTCCCACAACGGCGTCGAAAAAGAGGCGTGGATTGTCCGCTACGTTGATCACTCCGGAAAGCGGAGGGGGAAGACGTTCGATAAGAAAAAGGACGCCGACGCTTATAAAAGAAAAGTGGAAGCGGACATGGATAACGGGCTGCATGTTCCGGATGGCGATACCGACACGATCAAGGGCATGGGGGAGAAGCTATTAAGGCATCTTGAGCTTCGTCAGTTGAACGGCGGACTGTCGAGGCAGAGGCTTTACATTTACAGACTCGCTTTTGACCGGGGTGTTGTGCCGTACATTGGGAACGTCAAGCTTTCAGAATTGAATTTCTCGCACCTTGACGCATGGTGGTTGGAGCTGTCGAAGACGAGTATTTCGGAAAGGACGCGCCGCGATTACCTGAAGTGTCTGAAAGTCCTTGAGAGCTTCGCCATAAAGCGCGGAGCGTCGAAAAAGGCCGTCGTTCCCGGCTTCATCAAGGAGCTTGGCACACTGCCGGAAAAGCCGATCCGGGTGCTGAACTCCGAACAGGTCGGCCGGCTGCTTGAGGTGGTCGAGGAGCGCCCCAAGGGCAAGCAGCGGCGGACACACGCGATCCTGCGGTGCGCCGTCCATCTCGCCGCTTTCTGCGGCCTTCGGTTCGGGGAGATCATGGGGCTGACCGTGGTCAACCTGGACCTCGACGCGCAGGTGATCCAGGTCCGGCACAGCCTGAACGTCTTCGGAGAGCTGAAGGGACCGAAGACCGCGGCCGGCCGGCGCGACGTGCCCATCCCGTCGCACGTCGCCGAGATGCTTCGTGAATGGCTGCGGACCTCCTTCATCCCGAACGAGCGGGGGTTGGTGTTCCGCACGGACGGTGGCGGTGACATGGCCCTGACCAACTTTCACAAGTTCTGCTGGAAGCCTCTGCTGCGCCGGGCCGGGCTTTGGGACGAGGGCGGGGACCAGTACCATTTTCACGCCCTTCGGCACTTCGCGGCGAGCTTCATGATTCAGAACGGGCTGCCGGTGACCGACGTGGCGTCGATGCTCGGGCACCGCAAGTTCGACACCACCTTGCAGGTCTACGCGCACCCCATCGTCGGGGGGAGCCGCCGGCTTGAAACCGCCGAGACCATGGCCCGGCTGCTGTTGGTCAGTGACACAAGGGAGACACAAGAGACCCTAACACCTTGATTTGAAAGGGCGGAAATTACTTCGACTGCGAGATGATGCAGGAGGCGGCGGCGGAGATCCTGAAGTTCCGCCTACTGCCGCTGCTGCCGCCCGCGCCTGAAGGGGATGACGATCAAGCCGACCAGGCGCAGGTGCCGGTCCTCAGCGAGCAAGTTAAGGCGCCGCAAAACTCGTCCGCATCAAGCGCTCCGCAGATTGCTCGAATGGGCAGAATTCCCGGCCTTTAAGGAGTTCAGCGATGGTCTGGACGCAACAGCACATTGACGACCTGAAGGCCGCCATGGCGACCGGCATGACCGAGTTCCAATACTCGGACGGTTCCCGCGGGGTTTATCGGAGCGTGCCCGACATGCAGCGCCTGCTGGCGCTCATGCAGGCGGAGGTGGATGCGGCGCTCGGCGTGAAGCCGATCAACCGAGTGGTCTTCACCACGATCAAAGGGACCTGACGCATATGGCCGCGCAGCCGAAGCACCCGGTAATCTACGGACCGGACGGCGCGGTCGCGCGCGTCGTTCAACCAAAGCCGTCCATGGTGGCGTTTGACGCTGCCGGTTCTGGACGTCGCCTGTCGAGCTGGCTTCCGCCCATCGGCATGTCGATGGCAAGCATTGTCAATGCCGATGCGCAGACATTGCGCGACCGGTCGCGTGATGCTGTGCGCCGCTCGACCTATGCCGCCGCGGCTTGCAATAGCTGGGTGGCGAACGTGGTCGGCACCGGCATCTCGCCGTCACCGACTATCGAAGACCCAGGGCAGCGGGAAGCATTCCTCGACCTTTTCAACCGATGGGTGGACGTTGCCGACGTCGAGGGGCAGTCGGATTTCTATGGGCTTCAAAGCATCATCGCCCGGTCGCTGTTCGAGGCGGGCGAGATATTCATCCGTTTTCGACCGCGCTATCTTGAAGACGGCCTGCCCGTCCCATTCCAGCTCCAGTTGATCGAGGCCGAGCAGGTGCCGCTCTGGAAGAACGAGGTGCTGGAGAGTGGAAACATTGTCCGCATGGGTGTGGAGTTCGACCGCAACATCCCCGACCGTCGCGTAGCCTACTGGACCTATCGCACTCACCCTGGCGACTACTCCGCGGGCGGCGCCGGCACCGAACTGGTGCGAGTACCCGCGGCGGAGATGCTGCACATCTTCGATCCGCTGCGAAAAGGACAGGTTCGCGGCATTCCGAAGATGTCTGTCGCCCTATTGTCTCTCTATGAGCTGGACCAGTACCTTGATGCCGCTCTCGTCAAGCAGAAGCTCGGTCAGTACATTACCGGCTTCTTCACCGACAACGGGTCAGGGGACAACAACAACCCGCTCGACGCGCAGCGTTCGACCGACCCGAGCACACCCACGCTGGGATTTACTGAGATCCAGCCGGGCACTTTCCAGAGGCTACCGCCGGGTGTCTCGGTTGCCTTTGCGCAGGCCCCGGAAATCGCTGCGCAGTTCGATTCCTTCTGCAAGACCTACATTCGATCGAACGCGGCGGCGCTCGACGTAATGTATGAGGCGATGTCGAACGATTACAGCGATGCCAGCTATTCCAGCATCCGCGCCGGATCGCTGGAAATCCAACGCCGTCTCCAACCGGTCCAGCATAATGTTCTTGTCTTTCAGTGCTGTAGGCCCGTCTGGAACCGGCTTATCCGCGATGCGGTGATCTATGGCATCGCGCCGGTTAAGGCGGCGGATTACCTGAAGGCGCCCCACCGCTGGCAGAAGGGCCGGTGGATTCCTCAGCCCTGGCCATGGGTCGATCCGCTTAAGGACCGGCTGGCCGAGCAGCTTGCCGTTCGCATGATGTCCAAGCCGCTCTCGTCGGTGATCGAGCAAGAGGGTTATTCCGCTCACGAGTCCCTGCGCCAATCCAAAGCCGATTTCGATCTGCTGGACGAGCTTGGACTTGTGTCCGATGCCGACCCCCGGACGAGAACAAAGTCCGGTGTTGCGCAGAAAGCTGAAGACGCCGCTCTTCGCGACGCAGGCAAGTAAAGCATTCCCCGTCAATCAATGAAAATGGAGGCCGGCATGTCGCTGCCGCACGCCCACCCGTTTCCGTACCACCGGGTAGCGGAGCGGATGTTCAACACGCCGCTGCTGATCCATCCGGGCCGGGCCAAGATCGTTGCCAATTACCTCGCGTCGCGCATGGGCCTGCCGCCCGTCGAGATGGACGCGGACTATGACGCCGCGCCTCGCTCCAAGGCGCCCATGCCGCCCGGGTCCATTGCCATCATTCCGGTCCATGGCACGCTGGTCCATCGGTCGTCCTGGATGTCGGCCATGTCCGGCCTCGTCTCCTATGAGGAACTGACCGAGGCATTCACTGATGCGGTGACGGACAGCAACGTTGCCGGAATCCTGTTTGACTTTGACACCGGCGGCGGCGAAGTGGCGGGCTGCTTCAGCTTGGTCGACCTGATCTACTCGTGTCGCGGCACCAAGCCGATCTGGGCGATTGCCAACGAGGCCGCTTATTCAGCCGGCTATGCCCTCGCCAGTGCCTGTGATCGCATCATCCTGCCCAAGACTGCTGGTGTCGGCTCGGTTGGTGTGGTCTCCATCCACATGGATCTGACCGGCGCCGATGAGAAGAACGGCGTCGCTTACACCCCGATCTTCGCCGGCGCTCGCAAGCTCGACGGATGGAGCCACGCTCCCCTCTCGGATGCCGCATTGTCCGATGCCCAGGGGAGGATTGACGAACTGTATCGCCTCTTCGTCGCCACCGCGGCCCGTAATCGGGATGGACGGATTTCGGCTGCTGACGTGCGCGACACCGAAGCTGGCTGCTTTTACGGACAGGACGCGGTGACGCTTGGGCTGGCCGATGAGGTCGGCACCATGGCCGATGCCCTATTGCAGCTCGCCGAAGCGGCGGCTGTCACCTCGCGCGGCACGTCCGCTGCGCTTTCCACCAACGCCATGAACGAGGAGATCTGCATGGCTTCCATGAACGCGGCGGACGCGACCAGCGCCGTCGGCGATTCGGCCATTCCGTGCCCGGACTGCCAGAACCAGGGTGAATGCGAGGCGACCGGAGCCTGCAAGAATCAGGACGCGGGCGCTGAGACTGAGCAGGCAAGTGCGTCGGGCACCGACGTCGTCGCAAAGATCCTGTCCGTCGCCCATGCCCGCGTGACCAACGACTTCACCGGCCTCTCTGTCGGCATCGCCAACGAGGTGGCCGAGATCACCGGTGCCGCCGTCGGGCTCGACCGACTGGTCTCCTCAGTCTCGGCCATGCGCGAAGCGGCCCATGACGCTGGCTTTGCCGCCGGCAAGGAGATGGGGGCCAAGGAAGGCGCGGAAAAGGGCGCTGGGGATGCCCTCGACATGGCCCGCGAAATCGCCGCCCGCGCGGTTGCTGCCGGCATGCCGGGGATGCTGGTCGATCTGCTGAAGCCGGGGGCGACGCTCGACGCGGCGTCGGCGGTCATCAACAAGGCATCCGTCAACGCTGCCCGGGCTTCCGACATCTCCGCATCCCACGGCGACACCGACGGCCAGTTCACCATCAGCCGCGCCGACGCCGCCGACTTCACCAAGTACGCCCGGGTTCGTGAAGCCGCCGCCGTGCACGGCAAGCTGCCCACGATCACCGACTAAGCCACCCTCGTCCAAGGAGCGCCTCTCATGGCCCAAAACTTCAACGCCTACGATCCGATCTTCTACGCCAACGAGTCCCTGATGCAGCTCCGCAAGGCGCTGGGCATGGCGGGCCGCGTGTACCGCGGCTACGACAAGGCCCCCCAGCAGAAGGGCAGCACCATCTCCATCCGTAAGCCGGGCACCTTCACCGCCCAGAATGCTCCGTCGCTGCCGCAGGACATCGACGCTCCCGAGGTGCAGATTAAGCTCGACCAGTGGAAGGACGTCCCGTTCAAGCTGACCGACAAGGATCTGAGCGCCACCGGCGAGGTGATCATTCAGGAACACATCGCGCCTGCCGCCTATGCCATCGCCGACGCGATCGACCAGTCGCTGAATGGCCTCTATGCCGACATCCCCTGGTTCTACGACATCGCCGCCACGGCCGGCGTCGCGGATGTTACCGCCGTGAATCAGATCATGTTCGACAACAAGGTTCCTCTGATCGACGCCAGCATGATCCATTGGGAGGTCGATTCAGACATGAAGACCGATCTGCTGAACCAGTCCGCATTCACGCAGTGGCAGGGATCGGGGCAGGCCGGCGTCAACGCGCAGGTCACCGGCGACATCGGGATGCGCTACGGCTTCAACTTTTTCGCCAACCAGAACGTCGCGCGGCACACCAAGGGAACGCTGTCGGCGACCACCGCCGCGCTGGTCGGCGCCCATGCCAAGGGCGCCAAGCAGGTGACGATCGATGCGGGAACCCTGACCGGCACTCTGAAGAAGGGTGACACCTTCGTCGTCGCCGGCCACGCCCAGCGCTACGCGGTCACCGCCGATGCGACCGCCTCGGCCAACCAGATCACGGTCGCCATTACCCCGGTCCTGGCGATCGACTACCCCGACAACGCCCAGGTGACCGTCTCGCTCGATGACCACTCGGCGACGCTGGCGTTCCACCGCAACGCTTTCGCGCTCGCCATGGCGCCGTTGTCCACGATGGGGCAGGAGCTGGGCAGCGCTCGCATGGCCGTGGCGACCGATCCGGTCACAAACCTCTCGCTGCGCAGCACGCTCTGGTATGACGGCGGCGCCGCGGCGGTGAACGTGCGCATCGACGCGCTGTGGGGCGCCATGACCCTGGACCCGAACCTCGCCGTTCGAGGCCGGAACTAATCGGGTGCGGGCGGTCTTCGGATCGCCCACCCACTTTCCCAGCGAGGCTCCCCATGATCAAGACTGTCACGATCGTTGATCCTGGACGGGACGGCGATTCCCTCGTCATCAACGAAGCCGATTTCGACTCGGCCAACCACGTCCTCTGGGAAGAGCGAGGAGCCGCCGAAGATTCGTCGGAATCCCTGCGCGAAGCGGCGCAGGACCCGGACACGATGTCCCGTGCGCAGATGTTCAAGTTCCTGCGCGACCGTGGCGAAACCCCGGCACCCGCGACCAAGGACGAGACTCTGCGCGAACGCGTGCGCGTCATCATCGCCGAAGGCTGAGCGAGCATGCAATTTGCCCCGCACATGGCCGCTCTGTTCCGTGCCATGGGCGCCCCGGCCCTCTATACGCCCCCAACCGGTGACCCGATCCCGTGCCGGGCGATCCGCGCCACACAGCCGCTGCGGTTCGGAACCATCGACCTGCCGGTCGAGGGGGCGTGCTTCGATCTCCTCCGGTCGGAGGTGGTGCCTGCAGTTGGCGGCACCTTCACCGTGGGCGGGGCGACCTATTCGGTGGACATCCCGCCCATCCCCTTCCCGGTGGACCATGACCCCGAAGGCCTGCGCGCCCGGCTGCTGTGCGGTTGGGGCACGTCGGCGACCTTCCGGGCCACCACCGGCAACCAGAACACCCTGAACCCGCCAACCGGCTCCGGCTGGATCGTCGCTACCGCGGCGCCGGCCGGCGCTTCGACCGTCAGCATCAAGGCGACGCTGACCACTGGCCAACTCCTGACCGGTGACCGTGCCGTGATCGGCGGCGAGGCCTTCGCCATCACCGCGCCCGTCTCGGCGGCCGGGAACGTCTTCGCCAACGTGCCGCTCGACCGGGCCTTGCCGGCGCCAGTGGCCGCTGGCGCGCCGGCCGCCTTCTCGTTCGCCTGCGACCGGCCCTTGAAGGCCGCGGTGCGCAGTTTCGAAGCCGCTCAGCTCCTCGGCGGGATCGTGGTGGGCGACCAGCGCCTGATCGTGCCGCAGGTCGCCCTGGACGCCGCTGGCGTGCCTATCGAGCCGTCCGCGGCGCACAGCGTGCTGATCGGCGCGCAGCGCTGGCGGGTCAAGACGGCGGTCGCTGCTCGACAGTCCGGCGCCGCGGTGCTGTGGGATCTGCACGTCGGAGCGTGACGATGATCGATGACGCTGCCATCCGTGCTGCCCTGCATGCCGTCCTGGCTGATGGACCGATTCCGGAATCCGACATCGGGCGCTTGGGCGACTTCTCGTTCCAGCCGTCTCCTGACCGGGTGCACCTGCGCGTGTCCCTGATCTGGGAGCGCAAGGCGAAGACCGGCGCCGTGCTGACCGAGGCGTCCGGCATCTGGCAGGTGTTGGTTTACGCCCCTGAGGGGACGCAGGTCGATGCGGTCGAGAGCGTGGCCCTTTCGGTGGGCCTGCTGTACGAGCCGCACGTCGACGGGCCACAGCTCGGGGACATCGTGCGCATCACCGACGTGCAGACCCTAACGGCTGTGGACGGGCAAGACCGTCCGACGAACGACGGCAGCCCTGGTCTGCGCTGGGTTGTCGTGCCCCTCCAGGTCGATTTTCGGCTGGAGCTGATCCCTGACGGAATCGCCTAAGCCTCTCGCTCAACCCTTTCCCGAGATGACGGGAATCACAGCCGCCCGGCATCCCGCCGTGGCGGCTTTTCCACGTAAATGGAGAAAGCCCCATGGCAACTCTGAGTGTTCAGGACACCAGCGAAGTCGGCGCCGCGCTGACCTATTCCAACGCCGCCGGCGGAGGCGACGATTTCGTCAATGCCAGCGACCGGATCGTCCTCCACGTCAAGAACGGCTCGGCCAGTCCGATCAATGTGACGATCGCCGCCCAGACCGTCGCAGCCTCTGTTCCCGGTCTGGGTATCGTCTCGAAGGCCAACCAGGTCGTGGCGGTGCCGGCCGGCGGCGACCGCATCATCGGGCCGTTCCCCGCGCGCGCCTTCAACAACCCGTCCACGTCGAAGGTGTCCGTCAGCTACTCGGCGACCACCACGGTCACCGTGGCGGCCTTCCGCGTCCCGGCCCTGTAATCGAGGAGCACAGCGATCATGGCGACCTCCACGTCCATCCAGGCGAAGGCCGGCCGCGCCTTCACCATCAAGGTCAGCGACGGCGCGGCCACGCCGACCTTTCTGACCATCGGCGGCCTGAAGTCCACCAACCTCCAGCTCAACGGTGGTGCGGTGGACATCACCAACGTCGGATCGGCGGGCTGGAAGGAATACCTGCCGGGCGGTGCCTCGAAGGAACTTTCCATCTCCGGCGACGGCATCTTCGACAGCTTGACCGTCGGCGCCCGCAAAATCTGGAACGCGGCCATGGCCATGGACGCCACCGGCTACATCGAGTGCCAGATCATCTCGGGCCATGGCGACAGCTTCGTCGGCACCTTCGTGGTCGAGAGCTACAGCCGCAAGGGCGATGACGGCAGTGCCGAGACCTTCAGCATCAGCCTGAAGTCCTCCGGCCCGCCGACCTACGTGCCGGCGCCGTAAGCTCATCGATCGCCTTTCCCTGACCCGGACCAGGAACATCCGTTGGCCGAGAGGCTGACCACCCGCGCGAGGTGCGGGCGGCGGAGCGTCCGGGATGCGCTCTGCCGCCCTTCGCGATTCCAAATGTCTATCCCGGAGACATCCCATGTCCGATATCGATGCGACGAAAGCCGCCAAGTTGCAGGCCGAAACCGACTTGTTGGCGGCGCGCGTTCGGCATCTCTATGAAGGCGACCCCGACGGCCGGCAGGCCGGCGACATCAAGCCCAGCCGCTTCCGCCCGCAGTACCGTGCCCTGTCCGACGAGGAGAAGGCGCTGCACGACCAGATCAAGGCCAAGGCCGCTGAGCTGGAAACCCTGTTCGAGCAGGCGCGCGACCTGCGCTATCCGCCTGTGGATCTGCGCGACTTCAGCGGCATCACGGCGGCTGACGTGCAGGCCGGCGGCATCGAGTTCCTGGAGGGCGCGGCGTTCGTCGGCGCGACGCTGGGCACCGACTACTTCAGCGAGGGCATGAAGGCCCTGGAACTGTCGGTCATGTGGACGGTCAAGGGCCTGACGGCCTGATCGCTCATGCGCATCCGCCACGACCAGCCAGGCGCCCGCTTCTGCAGGATCGTGGACGCGGTATCTGGCGAGCCGATCACCAACGTGATCGAGGCCGACGACACCGAAGGCTGGTACGTCGCCTACAAGCTCGGCCCCGACGGCAAGTTCGCCCTCTCCGCTGATCGCGATTCCGTCGTGTCCGAGCGTGTCGAGCGCCCAATCAAGATCATCGCCCCGGAATGGGCCGTCTCCCTGACGGCTTTCCCCTGATTCCCAATCCCATCCCGAAGGACCATCCCATGTCCATGCTGCCCATCACCGCCGCCAAGCCCTTCCTGTTCATCCGGCTGGTGGACCAGATCGAGAAGGCCCGCGACGCTGTGGCCGAGGCCACCCGCAAGCTCGCCAACTCCACTGCCGCGCTGGAAGCGAAGCCGGATGACGCGGAACTGAGGAAGGACGTCGATGAGGGCGAGAAGCTGCTGGCCGACGCATACGAGGAATTGGACCGGCTGGAGGCCGAACTGGAGGCCAACCCCGACCAGCCCGTCTACAAGCTGCGGGTCCCGAGCTTCGACATCAACGCCGCCTTCGAGGAGGCGCTGGTCCGCCTGCCGACCTACCCGGGTGACCGGAAGATGTTCCGCGCCATTGAGGCGAGCTGCCTGATTCCGAGCGACGACCCCGATTTCGTTGTCGTGAAGGAGGCCCTGAAGAAGTCCGGCGGCGGTGTGTCCGAGGATCTCAGCGCGATCTTCCAGGACCTGTACGAGCGCGCCGACAATGCCGAGGCGGTCCAGGACATCCGAGCGGCCCGCCTCCGCTTCACCAAGGGCGTGGCCCGTCTCCGCACGAAGCATTACTTGATCGGCTTCGAAGGCGTCCGCGACCTGGATGGCGATCTCGTGCCCTATCTCGCCGAGAACGGCTATCCGACCGACGCCACCATCAACGCCATCCCTCCGGAGGACATCACCGCCATCGGCGACAAGGTGCAGGAGTTGAACACGTTGCGCGGCCGCGGGGGAAACTCTCGTCGCGGGGCGAAGTCCTCCGCCTCGCCGCAGCCGTCGCAGCCGAGCCCGACCGATACCGTGACGGAGACGGTGGAGATCCAGAGGATTCCGTAATCGGACCGTGGGAGGTGCTGGGGGAGACGTGGCACGTCAACCCCAAGCGCTTCATTCCCGGCTGGGCCTGGACGATGGTGCGGCTCTGGCGCATGTCGCAGGGTGGCACGGGTGTTGGGCACCTCCCCGAAGGTCCGCGGGCCATGAGCCAATCCACCCTCATGATGGACGCCTTCGCGCTGATGACCGAGGCCGAAGCGGAAATGCGGGCCGAGGGCGAGAGCAAGCCGGGCGTCTGGACCAAGCGGCAGATCGCCGACGTACGGGCCAGCGTGGCGCGGTCGAAAGAACTCTACCCGGACGGACCGGCCACCGGCGCGTTGCTGGAGGCGGTCATGAAGTCGCGCCAGCGAGAGGAATGAACCATGGCCCGTGATCCTGCGTTCGACCGGCAGGTCTTCCTCATGCTGCGCGGCGCGGAGCAGAACGTTCAGAAGCTGTTCGTTCAGCGCATCCACCAGGAATTGGGCCGGGCCCAGATGGAAGCCCGGCCCGCCGGGTGGGACCAGTGGATAGACGGGAAGGAGGGGGCGCCGATCGAAAGCGTCTCCCCCTTCGGCGTCGCGGTGTTCGAGTTCCGGTACATGCCGGAAATCATCTGCTTCGCCCTGGACATCCTGTTCGCCAACAGTCCGATCGACATGCACCCGCGGGCGGACAACATCGTCTTCCGCGAGTTCCGGCAGCTGTTCGTGGATGGGGAATTTCGGGACGACGTGAGTGACGGCATGGAGCCGTCCGATTTCAGGTGGATGCTCGATATGCCGAGAGGCACCGAGTACCTGCTGACCGATGACGAACCCTATGCCGGCAAACTGGAACGAGGGTTCTCCGACCAGGCGCCCAACGGTGTCTACAAGGTGTCTTGCGACACCGTGCGCCGACGATACGGGAATCTCGTCCAGGTTCAATTCCAGTGGGTTCGATCCGAGGGCGCGAAGCGTGGCGCCCCGGCCATGATGATCCGGGAGCTGTAAGGCTCCAAACGCATAGGCCCGCCATCGGCGGGCTTTCCTGATTCTGGGCGCCCGGCCTTGCCGTGGCGCCCTTTTTCGTTGGGTGTCGCCCATGACCGATATGCGCCTTACTCGCCTGACCATCGACAACGGCTCGGTGGCCGAGGATCTGCGCAAGATCCAGGGCCTGTTCGATGCCGTCGGCGGCTCGGTCGAGAACACCACGAAACGGCTGACGGGCACCTCGCGCGAGTTCCAGGCTGTCGCCCGGCAGGCGGGCGTGGTGACCGATGCGGGGGCGAAGATTGTCCGCGTGTTCGGCGAGGCGAAGGCGGCCATCGACAAGGGATCGGTGTCGGCGGAAGACGGCGCCCGCGCCATGGCGACACTGGCGAAAACCGTGGGCATCACAGGGCAGGGCTTGGTGGAGTTCGTCAACACGGCTCGCGCGTCCAGAGCCACCCTTGAGGGACTCACCGAGGGCACCAAGGAATACCGAGAGGCGACGGCGGCCCATAACCGGACCTTGGCCGAGGCCATCCAGAAGCAGCAGGAAAAGCGCCGGGTGGATGAGGGGACCGCGCGCAAGGCCCAGGAAGCGGCCGAGACCACCCTTCGGAATGCTCGGGCCGTCCAGGTTCTGGCCGAGCAGATGGACAGCTCGACGGCGGCCCAGAACCGGTTTGCCGCCAAACAGCAGGAGGTGATTGACCTCTTCGTTGCAGGTGACCTGAACGGGCGCCAGTTCGCCAAGGCCATGGAGCACGTCAGCAACTCCTTCGACCCGGCGGTGATCGAGGCCCGCAAGCTCCAGGTCGAGTATCAGAACCTATTGGCGAAGTACGATCCGGTCCGCGCCGCTGTCCGTGAGCACGGGCAGGAAGTTGTCCGCGCGACCGCCATCCTCGACAAGTCCAACGCCTCCGAGGAGGTCCGCGCCGCGGTGTTGAAGGGCATCGCCGATGCCTACGATCCGGCGACCAGGGCCGCGAACGAGCGGACAGCCGCTCTGAAGCGGGAGGAGGAAGCGCAGGCCGCCCTGTTGGCCAGCTACCGCGAACAGGCGGCGCTTGCCCGTTCCAGTGCCGAGGGGCAGGCGACGTGGAGCGCTTATGCCGGCGCGACCACGCCAAAGCCCAAGTCGGCGAAGGAATCGGCGGACGTCTTCGGTCCCATGCTCGAAAAGCAGGCCCTGGCCGACGAGTGGGAGTCCCTGATCGCCATGGAGGGCTTCGCCCAGCAGGAGCGGATCGCCCAAACCAAGGCGGCTGTAGCCTCGAATTGGGAAGCCCAGCTCACCATGGACGCTTGGGGCGCGGCCGAGGCGAAAGCTCGGTTGGCGGCCGAATGGCAAGGCATGCTCACCGTCGAGGAGATCAAGACGGCTGAACGCGTGGCGCTGACCAAGGCGGCTGTCGCCGAGAAGTGGGAAGCGCAGATCGCCATGGAGGGCTTCGCTGCTGCCGAGGCGAAGGCGAAGCTGGCAAACGATTGGGAGGGCATTCTTGCGGCGGAGGGCTTCGCTCAGAAGGAGCGGCTTGCGCAGCTGGAGCATCACGCCGCCCAAGTCATGCAGGCCGAACTGGACATGGCCAGCTTCGACGCGCCGGCCAAGTTCAACCGGCTGGTGGCCAGCTACGACAAGGAGGCCACCGACGCGCTGAAGTATGCAAATGCGCTGGGTGAACTGCGGTCCGCAGCTGCTGCGGCTGGAGTTCCTCTGGAGCAGCTTGCTGCGGCTGAGGAGAAGCTGGCCGCGAAGATGTCGCCCGCAGCCCTGGCTGCGAAACGGCAGGCCGATGAACTGGCAGAACTCCGCCGGACCATCGATCCCATGGGCGAACGCCTGCGGGACCTGGAGGCGAAGAAGCTCAAGCTCGATGAGGCATTCGCCGCTGGCAAGCTGGGGGGCGGGCAGGCCGAATATGAGGCCCTGTCAGCCGCCTACGAAAAGCACCGGCTCCAGCTCGTCCGCAGCACCGAAGCGGCGGAAGGGTTCGCGGGCAAGTTGGGTCTGACTCGCGCCCAGATGACGGCACTCGCCCCGCAGATCAACGACGTGGTGTCCGGCCTGATGATGGGCCAGCCGCCGATGATGATCTTCGTGCAGCAGTCGGGCCAGATCGTCCAGGCGCTCCAGGCCGGCGGTGCCGAGTTCAAGCTGTTTTCCGGCTCGATGGGGGTTGCCCTCGGCGTGATCGCGGGCGTCACCGTCGCGATGATCGCCCTGGTGGCAGCATCGGAAAGCTATCGGAACTCCATCAACGCGGTGAACGACGCCAACCGCATCATGGGCAACGCCACCGGCTACAGCCGGAGCCAGTTGGAGGATCTGGCTGGCTCGCTGGACAAGGTGTCCACTCGCTCTGCCCGGCAGATGGAGACTGCCTTCATCCGTATCGGCAATGTCGTTGGCGACCAGTTCAAGGGAGCGATGGAGATCGCCCGCGACTTTGCCCGCGTGACCGGTCAAGAGGTGCCGGAGGCCGCGCAGAAGCTGGCCGACCTGCTGAAGGACCCGGTTAAGGGCGCCGATACATTGCGCGATAGCTACCGGGCACTGACGGCGGCCCAGGCGGAGTATGTGCAGCGGCTGGCTGCGCAGGGCGACGTCGGCAGGGCGCAGCAGATCCAGTTGGATGCGCTGAAGGCCAAGTATCAGGATTTCGCGGACGAGGGCGTGGGCTATCTGGCACGGGCTTACCACTGGCTGCGAACCGGCGTGTCCGACGCCTGGGATTGGATGGGGCAGATCGGAGCGCCAAAGTCGCTCACGTCGCAGCTTGCCGACGCCGAAGCGGTCGTCGCCAAGATCGAGGCGAAGTTTCGGTCGACCATGGGGCGCGCGCCGGTCGGCAACGAGCTACGTCAGATTGAGCCGGAAGCCTACGGTGAGGTCGATTCCCTTCGCGCCCGGAAGGCCGTTGAAGAGGCGGTCGCGGCTGCCCGCGCCGCTGGCGCAGCGGCGGAAGAGCGCCGCAAGGCTGGCCTGTCCCTGTCCAAGCAGATGGACATTGAGATTGGCCAGCAGAACGCCCTGAATGATCAGTATCGCGCCTTGGAAAAGTCCGCGGACGCCTACGCGCAGCAAATCGACACCCTCAGCCAGGGCGAGGGCAGGGCTGCTGCTCAGCTCGGGCAGGTTAAGGAAGCCTACGCGCAGGTTGCCGAAGCGCTTGACCGCGTGAAAAATGCCAAGGCGACCCACCTCAGCGTCTCCGAACGTCTGGCCCGTCAGGACCAGATCGCGCTCAGCTACGCCACGCAGTACGGCCAGATCGCCGATAGGAACCGCGCCCGCGAACAGGCCGAGTTGGAGATGGCTGGGCAGAAACTGACAACGAAGGAGCGCGAGGCCAAGATCAATTCTGCGGTTGCGCAGGTGGTTGCCCAGCAGACCGCGGCGGTGACCGGGCAGGTGGTGGCGGCCCGGTCGGCTATTGTATCGCTCGACCTGCTGACCACGGCATACGGCCGGAACGCTGCCTCTGTCCGTGACGCTGAATTGGCCCAGAAGGTCATTCAGGCAACCATGGGCATGGCGCCCGACCTCGCCCGGCAGGTGGCCCATGCCATCACCGAACAGGAACTTGCCCAGCGCCGGCTGAACGCCGCCACCTACGCGGCCAACCTGCGCGATCAGGTTGAGGACGCCCAGCGGCTGGCGGACGCCTGGACATTCGGCGCCGCGGCGGTTCGCGAGGCCGCTCTGGCGAACGAGGTGCTGGCAGAGGCCCGCAAGCGCGGGCTGGATGCTGAGCGAGACGCCGACACGATCCGCGGCATTGCCGAGGGCGTGGCAGCGCGTGATATGGCCCAGCGTGCCCAGACTTTCGGGCAGATGGCGGAGGAGCAGCGGCAGGCAGTTGCTTTGGCGAATGCCGAATACGCCATGCTCGGCCAGAGCAACGCTGCTCGCGCCCAGCAGGTTGCCATGCTTCAGGCTGCGAACGACCTGCGGGCCAAGGGCGCCGACCTGACGGACGCCGGCACCCAAGCCTACCTCAAGCAGGCCGGCGAACTGGCGCGCGTCAACAGCATCCTCCAGGAGACTGCCCAGAACGCGGCCAATATCGCCCAGCCGATCAGCACGGCATTCGAGGATGTGCTGGTCGGCGCGAAAAAGGCTGGGGAGGCCATCGAGGCGCTGGGCGAAGACCTGAAGCGCATCTTCGTCCGGCAGACCATCACCAAGCCGTTCGAGACGCTTGTCAGCGGAGAGTTGACCAAGCTGATGGCTGGCCCCGTCGCGGTGGCCAACGACAACACGCCGCGGGCGGCGGCCGATGCCAGCCTGTTGGATCGGATCGTCGGCAAGGTCAACGGAGGGTTGGGCAGCACCGCCCACAACGCGATGTGGGTCCGGGTGGCTTCAGGCGTGGCGGCGCTCGATGCCTCCGGTTTGGCGGCTCGGACCCTGACCGGGCCGGTGCCGGTGGCGGTGAAGGACGCCGGGGAACTGGAAGGCGTGATCCAGACGGCGAGCACCAAGTACGGGGTGGATGCCAACCTCATCAAGGCGGTGATCCAGAAGGAATCGACCTGGAACCCGAACGCATTGAACGGGTCCGGTGCCGCTGGCCTGATGCAGGTTATGCCCGCAAACTGGCGCGCCTACGGCATTACCAATCCATATGACCCGGCGCAGAACATCGAGGCCGGGACCAAGATCCTTCGCGAGAAGCTGGACCAAGCCGGCGGAGATCTCGCTGCAGCATTGTCCGCATACAGCGGACACGTCAAGTCGGACGGTACCGCCTACGTCAAAGCCGTGATGGCCAACAAGGAGGCCTACGACCAAGCCGGAGCGTCGACGGTTGCCCTTGCGGGCGCCCAGACCCAGGCGGCTTCGGCAGCGTCGGTGCTCACCAGCGAGCAGCGCAAGGTGATCGACGCTGCGCTTGGCAGCCAGAAGGCCACGTCGGAGGTCACCGACAAGCAGGATGCCCTGGCGGACGGGCTGGGCCACTTCCGGGAATCGCTGGAGGCGGAGACCAAGTCGCGCGACCAAGCGGTGAAGTCGACCCAGCAGCTTATGCAGGCCCAGCAGACCGCGGCGGCGGGCATGGTCGGCGGGACGCAGGCGGCTCTCGGTGGCATTATGTCCCTGTTGGGCGGGATCACCGGCAGTGGTGCCGTGTCAGTCGGCGGCAGCGTCATCTCTGCCGGTGGGCCACAGGGTATCTCTTCGGCGCTGGGCAGCGTGTGGAACGGGTTGTCCGGCGGCAGCTTCGGCGACACCAGCTTGAGCGGCGTCAAGTCCTGGCTTAACAGCACGGCATGGGGCGGCGGCACGGCCCCCAAGACGACCGCCGTGACGAAGGCCGGGAACGGCATGCTGGCGGGTGGCGAAGGTGCCCAGACCGGCATGGGCACCGCCCCGGTGGCGCCTGCGGTGACCTGGGGCAACGTCGTCGGCGGCGGCATGACCGCTGTCGGTGGCGCCATGCAGATGTCCCGCGCGCAGAACGCCGGCCAGAGCATCGGTGGGGCCGCGCAGATGGCCGGCGGCGTCATGATGATGATCCCCGGCCTCCAGGTCGTCGGCGGTCTGGTCGCGCTCGGCGGCACCCTCATCTCGGCATTCTCGTCCGGCAACAGCCGTGGTGACCCCTACAGCGTCACCAACCTGTCGCTCAGCCGCGGGCGCTTCACGCGCGGCTCTTTCGCTGGCGACAATGAGGGAGATCCGGCGAAGTGGAACAGCGCCGTTGAGCAGGTCGCCGGCAAGCTCAACACAATCATGGACACCTATGGGCTTGTCGCTGGCAAGCTGACCAACGTCGCGGTCGGCGAGCGGAACGCCAGCCCGGAGCAGGCCATGCTCCAGGCCCTGCGCAGCCTGAAGTCGGACAACGGCGACATCGCGTGGGTGCTCGCGAACGCGGTCGGCGACGACCTCGACGCCGCGGTCAAGGCCATCGACTTCGCCAGCAAGTGGCGGGACACCGTGGCGTTGTGGAACAGCGGCATGGACAGCATCGTCGCAGCGACACAGCAGGGCACCGCGGCGGCGAACGCCTTCGGGAAGTCTGTGCTCCAGTTTCTCGACGGCGCCGCAGCGACCTACGACGTTGCGGCGCTGACCGCCAAGGCGGGCGGCAAGACCGGCAACGCGGCCTTGGACAAGCTGCTGGCCGGTCTGCCCGGCTACGCCACCGGCACGCCCTCGGCCAAGTCCGGGTGGGCCGTGGTCGGTGAAGAAGGTCCAGAGCTTGTCAAGCTGGCCGGCGGCGAACGGATCTGGAATGCCCGTGAATCGGCGCGGATGGTGGCGGGGCTCGGGCAGGGCCGCGACACGGAGCTGGTCCACGTCCGGCCGGACGAACTGGCCTGGATGCACAAGACGCTGGGCGGCGGTCGCATCAACCCGGTGACCGGCCTCCCGATGTTCCTCGAAGGCGAGACCGGCGGCGTGTCGGACACCGGGTCCGGTGGCGTCGGCGGCATGGGCGGGAACTCGGACGGCTACGGCGGACACACCGACCGCGATGGCGGCTTCACGGCGTCCGAGAACAGCGGCGGGATTGGCGGTTTCATTAGCACAATCTCTACCGCCATCAGCAACGCGGCCCGCGCCGTCGCCAATGCCCTCGGGCTGGAAGCGAAGGAAGCTCACGCCCTCGTCGGCATGGTCGGTCTTGCCCCGACCGCCGCAATCGCTGGCATGCGCGCCGCTGCCGAGTTTGCAGGCAAGGGCCTCGCCGCAGTATTCGGCCCCGGCGATGCCCCGGCGGTTGCAGGGCCAGGAGACCCCGGCATGTCGCCGACCGGCGGTGATTTCGCCGCGACCGAGGCCGTGCTGACGAAGCTGCTCGATGCCATCAAGGCCGACCCGACCGGTGCGGTTGGAAGCAATGTAATTGGGTCGCTTGAGGCCGGCGCCACCGGCTACACCGTCGCCCAGATCGCCGGCGGGTCATCCGACGCCTATCTGGCCGGTGTGCGCGGTCAGGGCGGCGAGGCCAAGGTCGCGGCGCTTGCCGAAGACCTGGATGCCGCTGTGCAGTCCATCGCCGAGGCGGGCGTGACGATCCCCGACGTGCTGCGGCAGGCGCTGGAGAAGACCAACGCCTACGCGAACTCGCTCGGCATCACCCCGGCGACCGAGAAGCGCGAGACGACCGAGCGTCTGTTCAATTCGGCGCTGGGCGAGCAGGGGTTGAGCACCGATCGCTACGGCGAGGTGATGGGCGTCGTGCAGTCTCTGGCCGATGGCACCTTCAGCGCGGTCGGGAAGGACTTCCAGCTCCTCGCCGACGACATGGTGAAGTCGATGGCGGCGATGTCCAGCGCCGGCATGCAGGTGCCTCCGGCGCTGGAAGCTGCCGAAAAGCGGATGCTTGCCCTGGTCGCGGCGAAGGCACGCATCGACGCCGAGATTGCCGGGATCACCGACACCAGCACCGACTATCAGAAGCAGGTCGCGCAGCTCACCGGCTACTGGTCTGCCGCTTCCACCGATCTGGTCAAGGCGATGCAGGCTGTCGGTTACGAAGGCGACGTGCTGACGGCGAAGCTCGGCGAGGGCCTGAAGAACGCGCTGGAGAAGCTGAACAAGGAGACGGCCAAGAGCTTCGACACCGCGTTGCGCGGGGCGGAGGGGCGCAGCTACATCGATGATATCGCCGGGATCAGGGAATGGTGGGACAAGCACGCCACCGACATGGTGCTGGCCGGACGGAACCCGAACGACCTCTACGCCGCCCGAGCGGAAAAGGCGCTTGAAGGTCTGAGCGTCGACCAACTGAACGACGTCATCACGACTTTCCGGGGCGTCGATGACGTGATGGTTGGGTTTGCGCAGCACGCCCGCGAGATTGCGCTGTCCAAGGCGATGACCGACCTCGATCAGCGCTACCGGGCCGCCGAGGTGTCGCTGGGGCAGCTTTCGCAAGAGGAGTTCGACCGCTACGAACTCAACCTGAAGCACACCGACGAACTGGCCGATGTGACCGACACCGCGGTGCGGGCACGGTTGCTCGAAGTCCAGGCCATTGAGAAGCAGGCCAAGGCCGAGGAGGCGCTGACCAAGAAGCGGGAGGAACTCCTGCAAACCGGCGGCTCCGTCCGCGGCTGGCTGGACCAGAAGAACGCCACCGCCGGCACCAGCGTCACCCCGCAGGATGCGCGGGACGCCGCGCAGGCGCAGTTTGCCCGCGACTTGGCGTTGGCCCGTGGTGGCGATGTGGAAGCCTATGGCCGCTTGACGGGTGCCGCCGACCGGCTGCTGTCGTCGCAGGAGGCGCTTACGGCCAGCGGCACCGAGACGCAGACGATGCGGGCGTGGGTGATGTCCAGCCTGGAAAACCTGCCGGCGACCAAGAGCTACGATCAACAGATGTTGGAGGAGCTGCGGAAGCTCGGTGGCTCGGTGAACGTGCAGGTCGAACTCACCACCGTCAGGATCATCACCGAGCAGCTATCCGCTCTGTCCGACGCCGACAAGGCCAAGCTGACGCAGGCGGCGCTGGTGCTGCGCACGGTGGAGGAGCGCATCGGCCGCTTCCTGTCTGACGCCGAACTTGGGCAGCTTGTGGACAACGCCCTGGTGACCCGCGATGTGCAGCAGACGCTGGGTCGCGACCTCACCGACGCCGAACGGACGGCGCTGGTGGGCGGCGGGAACGTGCTGCGGACCGTTGAGCAGCTCATGGGCCGGACATTGACCGCGGTGGAGGTGGAATCCATTGTCCAGTCCGGGTCGGTGTCCCGCAGCATCGAGCAGGCCATCGGGCGCAGCCTGACGGCGGCGGAGGTGGCGTCCATCGTTGAGGCCGGCGCGGTGACCCGGTCCATCGGTCAGTTCCTCGCCCGCGACTTGTCGGCGCCGGAGGTTGCCGCGCTCGTGGTGGGCGGGGCCGTCGAGCGGATGGTCGCCCAGCAGCTTGGCCGGGACCTGACCGACGCCGAGCGAGCGGGGCTGGTGACCGCGGCTACGGTCATCCGCAGCGTCGAGCAACAGCTTGGCCGTCCGCTGACTGCCGCCGAGCAAGCGGCCATCATCCTGCCGGGGTCGGTTCAGCGGACCATCGGCCAGCAGATTGACCCGGCGACGGGCGCCGTGCTGGTTCCCGGTGGCACGGTGACGCGCACGGTCACGCAGTCGGTGGAGACGACGGAGACGGTGCAGATCAGCAGGTCGATAGACGACAAGCTGTCGAGCATCCTGGCCTCTATCAAGGAGTCCTCCGCCGGAATCAACACGTCCGCTGCCGGGATGCAGAAGCTGCTGGAGCGGGCGGTGGACGGCGACGGTCTCATGGTCCGCACCCGCCCGACCGGCGACCCGCGCCAGTGGGTGGCCTTCGAACAGGGCGGCGTCGTGCCGGGCTACGAGAATGGTGGGATCGTCGCCAACGGCACCCCCGGTCGGGACAGCGTGGTTGCCCGCGGGCCGGGCGGCATGCCGATCTGGCTGGCCGGGCTGGAGGGCATCCTGACAGCGCCGGCCACCGCCGCCATCGGTGGCAAGTCGACCATCGACTACATCAACGAGCACCACGCCCTGCCGGGCTGGGGGCGTGTCGGGTACGAGGCTGGGGGCATCACGCCACCGGCCAACGACCTCTGGGCACCGGACGTCACGCCGATCCGGCGGCAGGACTACGTCCCGGCGCAGGGCCGGTCCGGCAGCGACGAGCGCACGGCAGCTGAGCTGCGGCTGCTTCGGCAAGCTGTCGAGCGCTTGGCACGCATCCTGGAGCGAAACGAGGGCATGGACCAGGAGCAGCGCGCCAAGATCGCCCAGCAGCATGCGGACTTGCTCGACCGCATTGCCGATGCCGCCGAGGGCATGGACAAGAAAATCACCGGGACCGGAGGGTTCTGATGCCGACAATCCACCTGATCGAGCTGGACGCCTATCATCTGGCGTCCGGCCACACCCACCGTTGGTTCCTGGCGACCAAGCCGGGTTACCGGTCTGGTCCCGGTGACACGCCGAAATCGCTGCCCTGGTTGCCCCTGGTCGGCAAGCCCTCCGACGTGTCGCTGTCCATCGCCAGTCTTGGCGAGACGATGGGGGCCACGCGGGTCACGCTGGGCAGCGTCGAACTTGACAACGCCCGCGATTGGCAGGGGGAGCGGCAAGCCCGGGTCTACGACGTGACGGCGGACGCCTGGATCACCGTCACGCTGCCGGTCCGGCCACTCAACCCGCTGTTGACCGATTACGCCCTGGCCGGCTGGCCGCTGACGGAGAAGGTCATCGAGGAGGGGGCGCCCTACAGCACCGCCCAGGTCGTGGCCAGCGTCACGATGGAGATGCCGGACCCGGACTCTAAGCGCTCCACCATCAACTTGGCGGTCCGGGGCCGGGAAGCCGACTTTGACGATCCGCTACTGACCGACAAGTACACCACGAGCGATGGCGAATCCCTAGCTGACCGGACGAAGGAGCGGCTGTTCGGCCATGCGTTTCAGGAGCCGACCTACCTCGGCATCATCGGCGGGCTGCACCACTGGTCGCACAACGGCGGTCACCCCATCGAGGACGTGCCGGTGTTCTGGGATCGTGCCTTCCGGCTGACCAAGCGCACCACCGGCACGCCGGCAGCCGGAGAGTTCAAGACGGACCCAGCCACGGGTATCACCGTCACCGGCAGCCGCCCACCGGAACCAATGTGCGAGGTGAAGGGCGACAAGACCGGCGGCGTCTGGCGCCGCTACGTCGGTGAGCTTGCCCAGCATCTCGCGGTGACCGTGGGCGGCAAGGTGCCGCTGGCCCGGATGGACGCCGTATCGGTCACAACACTGGACGCGGTCCCGCGCGAGGTCGGCTACGCAATTCCGACCGGTTCCAGCCCGACGCTGAGGGAAGCGCTGGACAAGCTGCTCGGCTCCCTGGCGCGCGGCTACTGGATCGTGACAGCTGAGGATCTGCTGACCGTCGGTCGGTTGCTGGCGCCCGCGGCACCTGCGGCCCGCGTCTATCGGCGGGGGATTAACACGCCGGGCCTGACGCCGCGCAACACCAACGATCGAGGCCTGCCCGCGAAGACGGTGACCCTGCGCTATGCCGGGCTGCCAAAGGTGACGCAGACCATCGTCACCGAGGCGACCGAAGCGGACACCCAACTGCACAAGGCTCTGTGGCGCGAGGTAACCGACACCGACGCGGCAACTGCCGCAGCCTATCCCGGTGCTCGGTCGCCCACGGTCGAAACCCTGCTGTGGGACCGCACCCAGGCGGTGGCCGAGCAGGCGGAGTTTCTGGCCGAGCTGAAGCAGGTCCGGCGTGTCTACGACTTGGTCGCACAGGACGGCGCTCCCGGCATCGACCGGCGGGCCGTGCTTCAGGTCTTCGATGACCTGGCCGGCTATGAGGCCGGGCGCCTCGTCACGGTCATCGGGCGGATCAACAACGCCCGCAGCAAAATCCCCACCCTGGTCGTTCGGGAGTAGCAGCCCATGGGCTATGGCCTTCTCGCAGATCGCAACCGGTTTCCGGCTGCGACGCTGACCAGCAATGCCGATTGGTCACCCAACTCGCCGCTCGTGTCCTGCCAGTCGCTGCCCCTACTGACCGCGGCGGTGTCGACGCGGCTCGGGACCGCAGCCAATCCGGTGGTGATCGGGGCGGTATTCCCAGAGCGCTACTCCTGCACCTATGCAGGATTCTTCCGCATCAATCTGCGGCAGGCCGCCCGGTACCGGCTGGAGCTTTTCGCTTCGACCACGTTCACGGGCTTGCTGTTCGACACGCGGAACTCGACGGGCCGGGATAGGGCGGTGGTGCCATCCCTGCTTGATTGGCGCCAGCTCCGGTGGGGCGACAGCAACCTGTTCCGTGGCGATTTGCCCGCTGAGGACTACCAGCTCTACCCGACCAACCTTCACGTCACCTTTCCCCTCTGCCGGGTCGGCAGCGCCCGGTGGACCTTCTACGGGGCCGCGTACCAGCCGGACGGGACAGACGCTGACACCTACAGCCTGGGCTATGGCTGGATCTCCGACAGCCTCCAGTTCTGGCGCAGCCTGGACGCCGAGGACGGCTACGTGTCGACCGACGAGGTGACGCGCTTCCCCGGCGGTGGGGTGTCGGTCGAGCCGGGCACCGGGTACCGCACCGTGACCGTTCCCCGGCAGGTCAACGGTCGGCAGATCCGCGACAGCCTGTTCGACTTGGCCCGGCGGGTGGACTTCCATAAGCCGGTGGTCTGGCTCCCCAACATCGACGATCCGGCGGCCTGCTTCCGCTACGGCGGCCTCTTCCAACGGCGTGGCGACCACGCGAACCGCTGGTTTGCCTCCTCCTACACCTCCTCCACGACCTCTCTTGAGGAGATCACGACGTGACCACAGCGAGCGATCTACGCGCCATCAACGGCGACGTTTACAATCCCAGCACCAATGCCGGCGGCCTGGACGGTCCGGGCGGTATGGAGGCCAACTTTCCGAAGGCGCTGGGGCTGATCGCCCAGGGCCTGGACGACATGGCCGTCTATCTGTCGCAGGCGAATTTCCTCGCCGCGCAGGCATCGGTGGCGACGATCCTGCAACTGTGTCAGACCCTCGTGGCGCAGATCACCATGGGCAGCACCACCGCGCTCGCCTTCCCCAGCGTGGACAAGCTTCTGCTGTCCACCGCGAACGCCGTGCAGGTCTTCGTCTACGACACTCGCTTGGACGACTTGGCGTCGGATGGCCAGCGATGGAACGAGCCGGGGCGGTGCTCGCACCTGTCCTACTGGCACGAGGCGCAGGGTGTCTACCGCGGGGTAAAGCGCGACTGCCCGGCGGTGGCCCTGATCGTCGCGCTGCGTGAGCAATGGTACATCTTCGATGGGCTGGACCTCGACCCGATTACCGGGGCGCCGCGCCTATGGGCAGCGTCAAATCCGACCGGCAATGGTCTCATCTCGTGCGGCTCCTCCGCGCCGATCACCTCCGTTTACGCCCGCAACGGCTACATTTATTTCGGAACCGGGATGGGCCTGCACATCGTCAGCCTGACCGGCGATTGGTGCGAGCGATACGACAACTCGGGCCGTCGCCGCCGGCTGGGCACCTTTGTGCAGCGCAACACGGTGCTCCAGGAGGGGGCGGTCATCGCCTCTGCCGCCCTGCCGGCAACCGGCATCAACAGCGTGCACGCTGCCGTTCTGCCCTGTGCCCCTCTGGATGCCGCGGGAATGCCGATCCCGACCGTCGTGGCGACCACGGCGGGCGGCACAGCCGTGCTGCACCCCGGAGGGCAGGTGGTCGCCGTCACTCGCGCGCAGGGCCATAGCGGCGCGCTGCTGGAGGCTGATGGCACGCTCACCCTCGCACCCGCCGGCAACGTTGTGATTGAGGAGGGGCCGGTCCCTTACGCGACCGTCCTGAATTCCTCCTGGCGCACTCGCCTTTACGATACGACCTCCTCCCCAGCCACGTTGTCGGGAGCCGACAAGCTGCTGACTCCTGGAGCCCGAGGTTCATCATGGGGCCTGGAGTTCTTTGCTCGTGACGCAGCCAACCCATCGAACGGGATGGTCGCCTTCACGAAAATCGGGTCTGCCACGGGGTGGCTGCCGGGCGACATTCGGCTTGCCACGCTCTGCGACGCGGCGACGGGACCGATCGCAGGGTCTGGAGAACTCGCCGTTAATGGCGGCTTTGACACTGACACCGCGTGGACCAAGAGTGCCGGTTGGTCTATCGGCGGAGGCGTTGCGACCAAGACGCCCGGCGCTTCTAGTTACTTGATTCAGCAGGCCAACCTTACCGGCGGCCTGTGCTATGCTGTTACATTCACGGTCACGGTTGCCGCCGGATCGGTGACGCCGCTTACCACCGCCCATACACAGGCAGTCGGGACCGCCGTCTCTGCTACGGGCACGTACACCCAGTACCTCTACCCTCCGTCCGGAAACAACGGGTCGGTCGAATTTTACGCGTCGGCGGATTTTGCCGGCACCGTGGACAACGTTTCGATCCGGCTCGCCGTGGCGGATCGCAGCCCCAAGGGCAAGGGCCTGATTCCATACGGGACGCTCCAGCGCAATCCGGTGGCGACCGGCTCTGATGTCGTGGCTTGGTCGGGTTTCAGCGGCGCGAACTACCTGGAGCAGCCGTACAACAGCGATCTGGACTTCGGGACGGGAGATTGGTGGATCGAGGGTTGGGTTGATATCGCCGCGACTGGCACGGTCCTGTGCCTGTGTGATCGCGGAGCGTACAACGGCTCCGCGTGGACGGGAGCCGGGTGGCGGCTAGAGAAAGATGCATCAGAAAAACTCCGGCTCGTCGTGACCGATGACGGTTACGCAACTACGGACATCGCCACAGGCGCCACGCCCATCGGCGGGATTGGCCGCGTGCTGGTTGGCGCGGGGCGCAGGGGCGGCGTCTACGAGCTGTCGGTGAACGACCGCGTTGACGGCTCGACGCCGGTCAACAACGCCAATCTCAGCCTCTCCAACCCTTCGGCCACCCTGCGCGTCGGCGGTCGGCTCAACGGCGGTAATAGCTGGGCTGGCAGCGTGTCGATGCTACGCTTCGGCGCCTACGCCCCAACCCCGGCGCAAATCCGCCGAATGTACACTGACGAGGCGCCGCTGATGCAGGCCGGTGCGAAGGCGATGCTGGGGGGCATAGGTAATAATGTCGCCTCCCTCAGCCGAGACCCACTCACGGGCCGGCTGGCGGCCGGAACCGGCGACGGCGTGAGCGTCTTCAGCGGCCTGCGCCGCGTGAGCTACCTTGATGAGGCGGTGCTTGCCGCCACCACAAGCGACACCGTGAGGTCGGTGTCCCTGCGCGGCGGGAACCTGCTGATCGGCACGGCGGCGGAGGTTGGCTTCGTAGGGGACGCCATCGGCGGCAAAGAGGCTATCGCCGTAGGCGGGCCGCGCCCGGTCGGCGCCGGCTTCATCGCCCGCGGGCTCACCACCGATGGTGCGGCGCTTGACTTGGTGCCGCGCGTGCCGGTCGGCGAGCGGGAAACGGTCATGGTCGAGGCCCGCTTTGTGGGCCGGGTCACCGGGGCCGTGGACACGGAGAGGCTGACCTACGTCCGGCGGGCAACCTACTACCGCGATGCCAGCGGCGCCATCACGCTCCAGGGTACCGTCCAGACCGGCGGGATGGACACGGAGGTCACCGGCACGGCTGACGCCACGTTGGCGATTGTCGGCGATTGGGTGTCCGCCCGCGTGACCGGTGTGTCCGGCAAGCGCATCCGCTGGGAGGCCACCATTACCGTGACCCGCATCAGTGAGGAGACCAGCTATGCAGCCTGACCAGATGCCCGACAGCTATAAGGGCGGGCGCCTCCTGTACCGGTGGCGTTGGGTGCAGCTTCATCCGGAGGTGCTGGACCCGCTGACCGGTGACGAGCTGGAACCAGCCGTCTTCGGCCCGCGCTGCCCGGACGAGCCGCTGGACGTCTTCACCGCCACGCCGGAGGAGATCGAGGCGGTGCTGCTGGCAAATGCCGAGGTTCGGGCGCTCGTGGCCGCTGCCCTGCCGCCGGCCCGTCCGATCATCGTCCGGGACTTCGACGCGGAGGGCAACTTGGTCGGGGAGCGCGAGGTGATCCCGGAGCCGCCCGCCGTGCCCGTGGTGCCGCTGGCCGAACTCAAGGCCGTCGCGGTGGACCTAATCAACGCCCGCGTCGGCGAGCTGCGCGCGCAGCACATCACCGTGACGGTGGGGCAGAGCGCGACATACCTCGAAAAGCAGGACGAGGCGGCGCGGCATGCGGCGGGGGAAGGAGGCCCATTCCCCTACTTGTCCGCCGAAGCCGACGCCACCGGTCTCACCCTGGACGCCGTGGCTACCCTGGTTCGTACCACCTCTGGCGCGTGGACCACGATCAACGCCGACCTGGAGGGCAAGCGCCGCGCCGCGGTGGAGGCCGTCAAAGCCGCCGAATCGCCCGTCCAGGTCTTCCAAGCCTGCACCCACCTCCGGGCCTGACCGCCCGCGACAAGACTCCAATCCACCCCGTCCGCCACGGCCGCCGCGAGCGGCCTTTTTCACGCCTGGAGTTCACCATGCCCTTAGAGAATGTCCCGCCCCCGTGGCGTGAAACCGTCATCGGTGCCGCGCTCGCCATCGCGCTCGCGATCATCGGCCGGCTTATGTTCCACGCCCGGCAGGTCCAGGCCGGGCGCCGCCGCTTCTTCTCGCCGCACTTGGTGTGGGAGTTGCCCGTCGCCATCGCTACCGGTCTGATCGGCAAGGGCGTCGCCGCCTACTACGGCATGGGCGACTGGCAGGAGACAGCCACCATCGTCACCGTCGCCTATCTGGGGCCGGGCTTCGTGGAGGCGGTCATCTGGCGGGTGGTGGACCGCCTGTTGCCGGCTAAGGGCGCAGCCAATGACCGCCCCGCATCCTGACCCCACACCGCTCGACGCCCAGCAGGTTGCCGACAAGGCCCTGGCCGATTGCGGCGGGAACGAAGCCGCCGCCCGCCTGCTGCTGGCGCACCAGCTCATCGTCGCGCGCCAGGGGATGAGCACAGGCCACCTGCGGCTGGGTGCGAACGCTGCGACCCGCTGAACCTCTCACCTGTCGAACCTCGGCGCGCCGGCAAAAAGAATGGCGGCCACAGAGAGCCGCCAAGGTTCAGCTAATTCTGCCGTGGAAAGCAGATGGCGCGACCCTAAACGCCGCCGCTCTTTAAAACAATTCCAATGAGGAAGTAACTCATGACCACCACGCCCTCCGGCGCGGCTGAAGCCGTGCGCCTGCCCACCATCGTCGGCGCCGCGCGCCCGCTCGGCCCGAACGACATCGCTACCGCTGCTGCCGCCCTCAGTGTCGAGGAGGCGGCCTATCGCGCCGTCCTGATCGTGGAGACCGGCGGCCGCAGCGCCTACCGGCCCGACGGCCGCATGCCGATCCTGTTCGAGGCCCATATCGCCTTCCGCCTCAACGGCGGTGTGACGGTGCCTGGTCTGGCGGAACAGCGCTGGGACCGCGGGCTCTACTCCAGCACGGCGGCCGGCGAATATGACCGGCTCCACCGGGCCTGCCAGCACCGGGCCATCGGGCCGGAAGTCGCGCTGAAGGCGGCGTCATGGGGAATGCCGCAGATCCTGGGCAGCAACCACGCTCTCTGCGGCTTCGCCGATGTCGAGAGCTTCGTCTGGGCTATGGCGGACAGCGCCGTCGCCCAGCTTGCCGCCTTCAACGCCTTCGTCACGGCGCGCGGGCTGCTGCCGGCCCTGCGGGGCAAGCGCTGGAGCGACTTCGCCCGCGGGTACAACGGGACGGCCTTTGCTGCGAACGCCTACGACGAGAAGCTCGCCGCCGCCTATCTGCGGGCTCGCGGCGCCGCGGGCGACGGCGTGCTGGGGATCGGGGACGTAGGGCCGGACGTGGCCGCCCTGCAGCGGGCACTCCAGCGCTGCGGCTTCCCGTCCATCGTCGAGGATGGCGACTTCGGACGGCGGACGGCCAACGCGGTCGAGCAAGTCCAGGCCGTGCACCGGCTGCCGGTCACCGGGCGGGTGGATATGCGGACGGCGATCGCGCTGGGGCTGGTGTGAGGGGCAGTATCGAACATTCGAACATTTTTCTGTGGATAAGTCCGTAGATAAGCCTGTGGGCAAAATCGGAGGCGACAGCCAAAATCGTCATACAAAACATTCTATTTGGTATAACCAGAAAGCAGTTATCCACGAAAAATAAGGGTTATCCACAATCTTTCCGTCATAATTTTGGCCGAGCGTAGGTGATTATTGGAAAACAACCACCACTTTCGCGCAGCGTCGCAAGGGTGTATGGTTGGCACCATTAAGCACATTCGGCGCAACGCGCCCCCTGGCGATTGGCTGGTTCGTCGCTGGGTAGATTGGCTCTCGTAGAGCAACGGCGGGGCGTTCTTGCCGGAACACCCCGCCGCTTTAAGCCGAACCGACCTTGCGCGAGGCCGGTCAAACCATGAACCTGCATGAACGGAGCAGCACTCATGAATGCCGCTGATCTTACCACAGTTCCTTTCCATGGCGCCACATTGGTGGCGGTCCGCGGAGATACCGACGCGACTACTTTGGTTGCGATGAAGCCTGTATCGGAGGGGATGAGGCTGTCTTGGCAGCCCCAGCACCGGAAGTTGCTTGGGCACCCGGTCCTCTCGGGCTGCATCATCAATTTGATGATGCAGATGCCGGGTGACGATCAAGCCCGTGAGTGGGTGTTCTTGCCCCTCAACCGTCTGAATTTCTGGCTTGCAACGATCCACCCGAACAAGGTTCCTGATGAAGGGGCTCGGGCAAAGATCATCGAATACCAAACGGAGTGTGCCGACGCTCTCTACCAGCACTTCTTTGCGAAGTCTGCACAGGCGAAGCGCAGTCGCGCGGAGGAGGAGGCTCGTCAGCGTATTATCGCTCAGACGCGCTCAGTAAATGCTGTCGCAGGTCTCTTGGCGGAGGTGCGCCGATGCATGGGTGCCCGTATTGCTGCTGAAGCTGCTCCCGCCCTTCTTCAAAAAGTCGGGGTCACGCTTTCCGGTCAGATCGTGCCAGATCCAATGTTGCAGCCCGACTTTTTTGAGACTTCAGGCTCACCGAACACGCGCCCGAACTGACCGACTTCGAAGTTGATAAGGCCGCCCTCTCACCGGGCGGCCTTCATTATTCTGTTACCAGACCAAGTGACCAGCCGGTCATGTCAATTATCCAGACCATTCCGTAGGGCTTGATTGGGAGGCGCGGGCGTTCCAGCAACCAATACAAGATTCGTCCTCAATCTTTGTCGTCCACCCCGAACCGGATGACCCGCATTGATTTTCTGATCAATGGAGGAGCGCCTCGGTGAATATTGTCTAAACCTCTAACAATGATGTACATACCTCCGAGAATGGCCAATGCTCGAGTTGAGCTGATCGATTCAGCGGAAACAGTGGTCGGGGTTGCAATCGTTATGCTAAATGCTCCAAAATAAATCTCCATGACCCCGTAGAACATAGGGAAGCGTGCTCTTACGCCATATAAAAAAAACCCAATTAGAACCGCGGCAAATACGAAATATTTCTGAGAAACTGTAAATGAAAAAAACACATCATGAAGGTTATTTAAAATCCACAATGATATCAAGCGTATTGAAATTATGGACATAACAATAGTGATCATCATAGCCACAACAATCACTCGGTCGCGAGCTGCATCCATATAATGCGGAGAATTATTGGTGGATGTTTTCATATTATTACCGTTGTTTGTTGTTGCTGCTGACGTTGAATTATTTAATGTGGACGCGGGGTAGCCTGATAATCGCATAGGCGATAGATTGACCTCCAACTTCATCTCACCTAACAAGCCCTATTAAAACTTAACGCCGGTAAGCTCCTCGACCTGCTTCTTGATGAATCCCTTTGCCAGATCCTTCAACAGATCAATAGTGAACCCACCGGCACCGGCCGCCGCCTTCTTGGTCTTCGTCCAAGTTTCAGGGTCGCGAATAGAGTCGATAAAATCGTGCCCTGATGGCGTAAGGCAAATAAAACCAATTCCTGTCATGCTTTTGATTCCGCCGTCATCGATGAGACCGGCTTTTAGAATTTGCACAAGATGATATTCAATTTGATTCGCGTCGTAGCCAGGAATGGCAAGCTCTTCGTCTTCGCCTGAAATAACAAAAATATCGCCGGTTCGCATTGGGAGAGCTTCGAGCTTCAGAAGCAGCTCTCGGATGAGGTCCATGTCTCTCTTCATGCGTTTCGTCCTTCAATCGGAAGATGTCTATTAGGGATTTCAATGAACAAAATGGATGTTATCTGAGCGTACTGCGCTCATCAAGTGGCATAAAATTGTTCCAACACGCCGCCCGGCCTCGCCGAGGCGGCTTTTTCATGCCCGAAGGAGGGGCATTCCCATGCTGCCACTGCTCATCCCCATCATCTCCGCCCTGGCTCCGGTGCTACTGCCGGAGGTCGCCAAGGCCGCTCTCGGCTCCGGCGAGACCGCCCAGAAGGTCGGCGAGGCCGCGGTGTCCGTCGTCTCCGCTGTGACCGGTTTGCCGATCAGCACCCCGGCGGATGCCGAGCGCGCTGTAGCCGCGGTGCAGGCCGATCCCGCCAAGCTGGCCGAGCTGTACCGCCAGCAGGGCGATCAGGTCGTGGCGCTGCTCCGGCTGGACAACGAGGACCGGGCCGACGCCCGTGCGCAGACCGTCCAGCTTGCCCAGGCCGGCAGCCGCATCTCCTGGGGGGCGCCCATCGTCTCGACCATCGTCCTGGTGACGTTTGGAGTCGTGCTGTACCGGGTGCTGAGCCAGCCGGCCGGCGCAATCGACCAAAACGCCACGCTGATGCTCGGCGCCCTCACGACCATGGCGTCGGCGGTGGTGTCCTACTGGGTCGGCTCCAGTGCCGGCAGCGCGGCGAAGGACAAGCTGCTTCGCAAGTGA